GGTATGATATAGATAACCAGGCTTTACACCTACTTCTTGAGCTACGTATTCCATTAATCTCCAAGCTAAATAAATATCATTACCGAAATGTTGGGCAAAATCTGAACTTCTTTGGTGATAGCAAATATGTAATACTTTCTCTCCTTTACCATTCTGACGGATAAGGAAATCATAATACATAGAGCAAGGAATACGTTTACTACCATCAAGGAATCTTAAATCTGAACCATGGAATATAGGGAGTACTGCTTTACGAGTATCATTATCCCTTTTAAGAAGGTTGATTACCTCTTCTAAAGCTAACTTACCAGTATCACTTAAATCGTTCCAAATCCTTTCCGGATAACTATAATCAAACTTTTTCCCATTTGGACCTTCTACCAAGAATTGTTCCCATAAATCTTTTCTCAATTCCCAAGCTTTTCCGGGATTTAACCCATACCAACCAATTCTTTCCTGAAACTCAGCATCTGCCCATTCCTTTGAGTGAGAGAATACAAATAACCATATTGGGTCTCCGAGTGAAGTCAAGCAATATTGTTGGCAAATGAGTTCCTTTGTTTCAAATTCCTCTTTACCTTCAATGACTTTATTCTGATAGGTCTTTGGTTTTACAGTTTGACCATAACTGTTGAGTTCTCTGCCAAGTTCTGACATTAACTCAAAAGAATTACTGTAGATTCTCATTCTTCTGTTTCTTTAAAAGTTTCTTCTTATATGCTTTACGTTGAGAATAGGATATCACATTTTCTGGATATTCTATATCTTCATATTCTAATAGCAAGTCCTTTGCTAACAAAGCTTGGTATTCATATAAGTCCGGACGAAGTACTTTAAAACTCCTAAAGAATACCTTAAATGAAGACCATTCCTTTTCTGTACCATTTTGGATTTTCTTATAAACTTCTTTAACCCTTTTAGTCCAAGGATTACCTATACCCTTGATTACTTTCTTTAGAGGTTTATAAGCTGAGTACATTAAGAGTGTCTCTACATTCCCATACATTTGAGTCGCAAATAGGTTGATTTGTACTGACTGGTCCGGCCCATACACATATTCTGCCATCCGTTGAATTAATAGGAAGTCGAATATTAACCTCTTTGTAATCTCGGATGCTCTGATTACCATTGTAATAACTGGGATGTCCTCCTGAAATCTCTTGGAAAAAGTTGCAGCAATTAAACATTGTTTACCGTTATCATGATGATTATTAAACATATATGTAACATTGTAATTCTGATTATACTTGTTCTTCAGGATTCTTAATTTGCTACGTAAGAGGTCTAACTTATTAAAATCAATATAATTATTCAATAAGCTCGTCCACTTAGTTTCTTTGTAATTAAAACACCTGCCGTAATCAAAATCTGGGTCTACCCATGCTTTACGTATTTTTATAAACACGTTATATGCTACTGCAACTCCACTGTTTGCAGTAGCACCCTTATCAAAAAGAACGGGGTCTAATCTCAAGAAAGCCTCGTTCAGTTTCTCCCATGCCTCTTGTGAAGTAGCAAACTCCAAAGAGTGGAGGGTCTCCTCTGTATTCGATTGAAGACCCTCTAATTTTCTATTCCATCCACTCATTAGTAATTTGTTTTTTGTCTCCAGAGGTTAAGTCTTTGTTTCTTAAAGAATAACCTGTAGATTGATTCATCTGAAAATCCTTGTAATCCCAAGAATCCCATATATAGGTAGAAAGCTTTTACCAAAGAATACTGAAAATCTAATTCCTTAGTCATTACCTGGGTTTGTTTCCAAGGTCTACACTTAAGAAGATTCCTTGCAATATTCAATTCATATACTACGTTGAATAATAATACCTTCTCTTCTTCGTGAGATGCTTCACTTAAGGTATTAAACCCAGGAGTATAATCTTTTACTGATTCATGGTCTTCATCAATCATATTAAACCGATTAACTAAACCAATACTACCTTCGGTAACCATGGCTATACCCAGTGTAATTACGTCCTTCAATTCCTTTACTTTGAAGTCAGAGTAATCGACTACGTAAGACGTCCCCCAGGAGAAGATATCTTCTGGTAGTATATTTGCAAAGTGGAACAAAGTGAATAGGAATCCCAGAGCATCTCCCTGTTCTTCATTGGCATTCTGCAAATGGTTGAGTACCTGAGTATATTCATCCTCTGTTAACTGGTCAATATTCCATCCCCACTTATGGCATATCTTTACTACCTCAGAGGTAGATTCATAACCCTCCATTAGTTCTTCGATAACCCGGGCAATAAAATCCTTAAGAACTACCTGATTTTGATGATTATTGATATCAACCGGGTAATCGGGTAGCTTTTCTATTTGCCGGTAGCCGTCTAATTGTTCTAACGAAAGAGAATACATTGCTTGTAAATACGTACCTACTTCTAAAGAAGGTACGATTTCCTTGATATTACGTATGTCCATTACTTACTTCCTGTTGAATTAAATCCACCTTCACCTCTTGTTCCCCACATTTGAGATTCAGAATAAAATTCTTCTGATTGAATCTCCTCGGGTTCTGTGAGATAGATTGGTACATGAATAAATTGGGTTGCTTTCTCATCCACCTTTAGAGTCTGTATTACTCGACTGAGATTGATTATACCAATATGAATCTCTCCTACATAAGGAGAATCTACAATCTCTGCAGTATACAGAAGACCTTTTTTAGAAGCAAGCCCAGACTTATTAGCTGCCATGAGCATAGACTCTTGAGGTTCGATAAGAGGTTTAATACCTGATGGGATAAGGATTCTCCCTCCCGGGTAGATTTGAATATCAGTTACGAAGTTGGTAGTTGTATTTACTCCCAATACAAAATCTGGGGTAAAATTATTTGGAGACTGGTTTGCCTCGATTTGAATCAATTGTTGAGGGTCCAAGTTTCTTGGGATATAGAAATCCAAACCTGCATCACCTGCATTACCTCTCGATGGAGTCTTTACGTCTCTTACTTTAATAAATCTGAATCTGTTCATAATATATTACATTGTTTTAAAAGTTGTCCAAAGGTTAATCCTCTTTGAGGAGTTACTCCGAGTGAATGACAGAATCTTTCTACGTCATATTCACCCTGCATAAACAAATCAGCAAGAACATCGTCCTGCCGTACATAATAATTTGGGTTATTAAGATATAACTTAAACATTGCCCATATCATTCTTAACTTACCTACTTTTCCCATTGCATTCTTTATAAAGTTCTCTAATACGTTTCTTAGGTACTTCGAATTTCTCAACTGTCTTTGAGATAATTTCTTTTCTGTCTTTCCCTTTCCGAATCAAGCTTCGGATGTATTTCTTGATACCAACTGTGTCTTCTAATACATCCAAATCTTTGTATTGATTCTTCTGTTCTAATTCTTTCCTTGTAATGTTCAAGTTCTGGGACATCTTGAATGCACACAGTTCTGAGTCTCCGCATAATTTACATTCTTTAGTGGATAAATCATACCCAATACCAAAGCATGGGTCTCCATTACTCCCCAACTGAGAGATATCCAATGGTGTTAGGACATCCTGCTTGGTTAAATCAGGAAGTTGTTGTTTTTTCTTTGCCATAATTAATCATCTATTCTTTTTTTCTGTTAGTCTTATAACTGAATCTCCAATCTTCAATTCCGACTCATACAGAGGTAAGTAGGAATGTCCAATTGCATTTATAAATAGTTTCCTGATATCACCCAAGTGTTGTGAGTAACGAGTGTCAGTATAAGTTAGTACCCTAACCTGTAGCCCTGAACAGAAAGATAAATCAAAATATATCTTATATTCATTAGCCATTACCTGGATTGATTGTATATCTGATATCCATACCAGGGTAGTACAGTTAAAAACATGGAGAGGAGTTTGTTCCTCTCCGATTATCTTATCAATGAATTTCTTATATAACTTAGTAATCATAACTTTTGAGTGTTACATTTTGATATTTACAATGAGGACAAGTCCAATCCTTAGTATGCCAAGGACCTCTTAAATCCTTTATATCGCTTTCCTTGAATTTCTTCTTGCAATGATGACATTTGTATTTATATACATCGTAATCATACTGAGATGAATAGAGATAAAGTATTCCGATTATCACTCCCAGTACTGTTAGTATTAGTAGTAAGTATTCCATATCTTTTAATTTAATGATTAATAATGCCCTATATCCCTCTATTAGATTAATTACTTCCTCCTACCGGAAAAAGTAATTATCCATAGTACTTAATAGAACAGATTAAGTAAGGTATTCTCATAAAGAATGAATAGGATGATTCTTCCATATCTTCTCTAACAGAATAACTTTCAATTCTTGTTTTTGATAATACTGCTTCCTATGTTTACCATGCCTATTAAGATAAGGACCTGGATAATGTAAGTCATCAAGATAAACCTTTTTCTTTGAGGAATCTGTTCTAACCAAACGACCAAGGAACTGAATAGATTTTTCCTGGCTATCCATTGATGCTGCATTAAGTAAATACCTAAGCTTAGGGAAGTTTTTACCTCGAGCAATGATTGTAGTTGATACCAGGATATCAATCTTGCCTTCCCTAAAATCTTTCATTATTTGTTGTCTTATCTTTGAAGGAGTATCTACATGCACACAGGCAATATTATATTTGCTTCCTAGTTTCTTTTTAAAGTATTTGCATAAATTCTCACAGTGTGCAATAAATTTACATACTACGAGTGCAGGATATCTATCTTGTTTAAGATTCCATTTAAGTCGAGAATAAACCATCTTTCTGGCATATTTATTGAAGGTAATAGAATCATCATATACTTCTTTATAAGATACTTCTTCTGATTCCCAATTACCATACCAAGGTTTACTTGGTACCATCTTTACGATTGTACGAGTTGAATAACCTTTCTTGATAGAGTCCTTAAGTTTAAACTCTGCAAGTACTTTACCAAAGAATACTTCAAGATTCATATTCTTTACTTTGTCTTTTGCAAGCTTACTCATATAAATGGTACCAGATAATCCTATACGAACTCTGGTATTAAATAAACGAGTAAGTACATTTTGATATTGCTTACTACCTGCTTGGTCAGCCTCATCTACCAAAACCATATCTACCTTTGCTAATTCATTCTGATAGAATCTCATGTTACGAGAAATAGATTGAACCATGCCAATTGTAAAGTTACTCCAATTTAATACTTTACCTTGAACAAATGTAATCTGTTCTCCTGGTAGGTATTTCTTAAATTCATCTCTAGCTTGATTCAACCAGTCAGAGTCATTAGTTATTAGCAAAGTCTTTAACTGCTTCTTATAGGATAAATAAAGAGACGACATGATAAGAGTTTTACCTGCATTAACGGTGTAATCTAAAACCCCAATTTGAAAAGGTACTTTACCTACCTTATTATTGATTACTGCTTTAACAGCCTTCTCTTGTTCTGGTCTTAATTTATATTCTCCTATCTTCGTAACAACTTTACTGACTTTAGGTAAAGGTTGTCGCATATCTACAACTTTAGGTTTAATTCCGTACTCAGTACACTTTTCATATACTGCTGGAAGTAAACCTATTTTAAATTCACCATGCTTGTTAATGTAATGAATCTTGCCGTCCCAGTTCTGCATACCTCTTTGCCTTGTACGTAAGTAGAAAGCATTTGGATGACGAATGGCAAACTCTGCATAGAGTTTCTGTGCGAACTTAAGAGGTAAGTCCAGTTCGCACATATTCCCATTCTGTATGATTATCCTACTCATTTGATAATTACAGTTACACCTTTCTTGGTATCATCTACTCCCATAGCTTCCTTGATGAGTTTAATGTGATGTTCTTCATCAGCAATCAGTTTATTCAACAAATACATCACATCATCATAATCAGCCCGTTCACTATATAAGGCTAGACTATTCATAATTTTCTTATAATTGCCAATGGTCTCTATCTCAGAGTTCCAGGCAATCTTCAAAGCACTTTCAGGAGAAAAACCTATTTCCACTTTAGGATAGATATCCATCACAGAATCCTGTTCATAGGGGTCTGCCTTTTGTAGAAAATCTGATAACTTGTCGTAGTGTCTCATTTCTACTAAACCAATACCAAGCATTAGCTCTGCAATGGGTTCAAACCTTGACGACTGTTGAGTATACATAAGGATAGCACTAATCTCAGAGAAAGGTTTATCCTTTAGTGCATCCTTGAACATATTAACAATATCCTCTGGCCAAGGTTCAATGTCCTTGAAATCAGGATAATCTACTGACTGGTCCGAATACTTGAGGACATCAATAAAAGCATTAGCTGCATCCTCTACTCTGTTACCTAAAAATTTTAAAGCTTTCATAACGTTATGTTTTAATTATTAATCTTATCCCAGAGAGAGCCCTCAACTTGAGGTTCCTCTAAGGATTTTTTATTCTTATTTTTATATAAATACTTATTATACCTTTCTACTGCTTTATCAGTATATAACTGAGCAATATCTGGTAGACCATTACACCATGCTAAGGATTCAAACTGAGCATCTATGAAATCCTTATAATCCCAACCTTCTTCCTCTAAGAATGCTGCTACATAAGCGAAGTGAACATACTTCTCAGGATTCTTTTCATAGGATTCATATATACCAGTTGCCTTAGCAATCTTACTTACAAAGTAATCATGTACCTTAGCAGTGAGTTCTAAATCTGCTGACTGTAATTTAATCTCAGCTTCTGTTTGATTAGTAATGTTATCCTGCATGGATATTAACCTTTGCATAACATTACGATAATCTGTCATCCTCTTTAAACCAGTCTCAATGTATTTAATAAATCCTTCCCGAGTATCAAATTTAAAATCCTCACAAAAGGTATTACATATCTCAGCAAGCTTTTTACATAAAGCCCATTCCCTTGTATTACTTTCGTTTATTTTACGAACTCCTCTATGCTTAAGCTTTATACGAGTAGCATATAATATATCGGCAACAAGGGAAGCATTACCCTTAGATGCTAGTAATATATTAGTTACTTTCTTAGTTGTCCCTTTATTAGAAACAACCACTGCTCTAGTATTTATTGCCTCTTTTCGTGCAATAACAAAAAAAGCCTCAACTGGGAAGTTATCTACCTCTAAGGTATTTAATATTTCCTCAAATTGAGACTTAGTAATGTGAATAGATGGGGAACGTTTAGTATTCATAATCCTGAGGTTTATTAAGTACTCTATTAATGGTATTTGGGTGTAATAACAAGATACGACTTAAACTTCGTTTATTATAACCTAACCGATGTAAATACATGATACAAGTATGAACTTCTTTAGTAACTACCGACCGAGGGGATTTAGAACCTCTTTTACCATATAGATTATTCTCTTTACCATACCGAGGCTTGGGTAAAAAGAAATTCCCATTACGTATACAATCAGAAGTATTCATCTTAGGAGTACCCCATCTTAAATTAGATAATTTATTATTTAAGGGATTATCATCTAAATGTCTAACTGTATTATACTCATTGGGTTTGGGGTTTATAATCCAAGCTAAAGCTAATAATCTATGTAATGGCCAATTTTTTCCTCGAATGGTAAGTCTTAACCTACCTTTATTAATCTTAGGTATTATTTCATACCAAACACCCCGTTCTTTCAAAAATACTCTACCAGAACGAGTAATTAAAGAATCTTGAATACCCGGAATGGGTTTGACAGCTTTAGGTATATTTGATATGGATACCTTAATTCGATTTTTTATATTCATATCATTAATATTTTAAGTTATATAATATAATAGGTAATCCTTACTCCAAAGAGTTTCGGATTTGAATTAAATCTTGATAACTTTGATACCTTGTTTGATATACTAACCTAAGAGTTTCCTTTCTCCCTAAATCGTTTACATCTTTTCCTTCTGGTAAAAACACCACCTTGACTTTTTTATAGGCAACAAGTTTGAGCGCAAGATTGATTGCGTATTTCTTGGCGTCTGGGTCCAGCAATATAATAAATCTTTCGCATGAGGATTTAAGTAATTCATTGACTTGATATCCAGATATAGCTTTACCCATTGTGGCAATTCCTCTATCTCCAATAGTAAGGGCATTGAGTGCACCTTCACAGATGTATACCGACCTATACATCTCCAACGCATCATAATTAAATATGATAAATTCTTTGCCAACTCCTGTGATATCTTTGTTAGGGTTGTTATACCGAGGACCTTGCCCGATAACATTTCTCGCGTTATAATATCTAAGTTGTCCTCTGTAATAAAAGGGTATAATGAGGTACCCAAAGTAAGCCCCCTTCGTCGCATAGCCAACTCCATGCTTAGACAACTCAGAGATGACAAAGCCACGGCTCTTGACATATCCTCTAATGCTTTTTGCAACTTGTGACTGGCCAAGGTTAAGGATTCTGAATCCTTCGGGTAGATACAAAGGCTTAGCTTCTGCAAGTTCAACCTTTTCTTCGTGAAATTCAAGCTCATCAAATTTTCCACTATTTAAGAAATTAATTAGTTCATGGTATGTATCGAATCCTTCTATATCCATAACCAATTGAGAAGGATTCGGATGTTCATTACATCTAAAGCAATTGGTTCTATACATTGATAAGTTAACTCCCATTTTTAATTCCCTATGACAATAAGGGCATACTGGGAGTTTCATCCAGCCTCTTCGATATTCAAAAGCACCTAACCTCTTGATAAAATAAGTCTTAAGTCTAGACTTAAACTGATTTGTTATTTTCATGGTTTCTAATTGCTTTACGAATTACTTTTCGTATTCTCTTTAAATCCTCAACATCTAGATTACTAATGGAAGTTGTTTGCCAACCATTGTGAGATATTTCCAAAGCCAATCCATCAGTCCATCTGTCTTTTACTACTTCTACTTTTTTAGTTCTCATTTCTCTTTTTCTTTTTACCACAAATTCTACAATAGGTTCTGGTACGATATTTCTTATAATATTGAGCTCTCTTCCTACCTCCTTTCCTTGTAAGGATATTTCTAGGTCTCTGCCTAAGTTCCCACCAATGTTCAGTTACCCAAGCATGAATACCAAGTTTGCATTTATATATCTCCAGTTGTCCTTTCTCTTTTCTTGGAATCAGCATCAGGATTACCTTTCTTAAAAGATTCCTCAAGTTTTTTACCGTATAGTTCATCGTAGTTCTTTCTTTGTTCTTTAGTAAACTCTGTACATCTTTGCCTTTCTACATCACACCTAAATAAGGCTCTACCAGAAGGAAGACCATCCCTTTGTACTACAATCTCTGAACGAAGGATATTATCTTTCTCTTCTTGCTCTGTACTGTTAAGACCCATAATGAATTGAGCATTACGTACAATGGCAATAGAACCAGATATATCGTTCTCATCATATTTAGTTGCTTGGTGTTTCTTACCTTCACGAGTAATATGATGAGCAGTCCATACAACATCTAAATGCAAATCCTCAGCAAGGTTCTGTAAGTCAATATATACGTTTGAGATTCTATCGAAATCCTCTTTATCCTTTGCAATAGAAGCAAGCTTCCCTGCATAGTCAACCATTAGTACCTTAATATCAATTCCCTGACTCCTAAGAGTAAGTATCTTCTCCCTTATATAATTGCAGTCAGTAATTAATGCAGGTACTCTTTCAACGATTAATTCAACTCCAAACCTTGCAAGTTTTCTTAAATGCTTAGCCTCGAGTTTATCATAATCTCCAGTATATAATTCCTTCTTAGTTTTATTGATACTGGATTGAATGAAACGGTCCATGATTTGTTCTTGACCATTTTCTGTATCCACATAATAAACTGACTTCTTCATTCTAAGGTAACCTCTTGCAAGGTTAACCATGAAGAATGTTTTCTTTGCTTTAGGTTTATCCAAGATTACATTGATTGATGCACCTGGGAATCCTCCCGCATTGGTTAAATCGTTTAGTTGCCTAAATGGGCATGGTACTACTGAGGGTTCTGCCTGCCTTTTAAATTGACGTTCAGTAACATCTCGAATCATGAATAAAGGTTCATCCTCCTGTTTAGGTCTACTTCTTTGTAAAACCTTCTCTACCTTTCTAGAATATTCTTCGTACTGTTCGAAGTTATCTAAGTCGAATGAATCATTTAAGTTCTTCATTTCAACATAAGTAGAGAACTGATAGATTTTCTCTTTAATATATTCTGAATCAGATAATTGAATTGAATAAAGATTTTTGATAACCTTCTCGATGTTTGGGATATCATCCTTAGTAACCAGGTCAACATAGTTTTTAGATTCTAGCATTTCTCTGAGTACTTGTTTAAGGACATTCTGTGAGGGTATCTTTCTTTGCTTCTTGAAGTATTTAAGTATACCCTCACAAATTAAGGAATGTTCGATAAGTACTAAGTAGCTTGGTTTTATTCTGCTTAATACTAAACCTCCTTCCTTATCTTGAATGATGAACCTGAGAATCTCTAACTGAAAGTCAGGTGCAAAGCTAAATTTAATTTTATTCTTTTTCATACATTATTATATTGCAATATTATATACTAATAGATTTTGATAGTCCTCATGTAGTTCTGAACTCATGTCCACAATATCTAGTCTTCTTATCCTCAGCCGTTCGGTGAAATTTTTTGATATTCTTATATTATATAAAATATATTTATTATATTTGCATAACGAAATACTTAAAGAATATGAGGAAATGTAATGGAAACAATGGTTCAGAGCTTCATAGATTAAAACCCATGCAGGATTATGATGAAGCAATGTTTAATCGGTTATACAAAGTTTGTAAGCCAGTTATTCGGAACCTTACCAAACAGATTGATTACAAAAGGTTTAACCTTACGCCAGATATAATATCTTCTTATTTCTGGGATAAAATGTTATTTGTTTTTAATAAGTACTACGGTACTTGTAGTGAAGAACATCTTAAAGCAAGAATCCTTTCTTCTCTTGCTACATTTAAGAATAAGCTTCTTCGATTTGCCTATGGAGAGATTGCAGAATACAATCAGAACCTATTTAAACTTGAAGACTTATTTGATAATGATAAAGAGTTAGAAGATGACGATGAAGAGGTTAAGGCTAAGGAAGAAATGCTTGAATTATTATATAAGTATATGAAAGAGAAATTATCTCCAGATGCTTATATGGTATTTGAAGTATTACTTACTCCACCTCCTTATATTAAAGAACGAATTAAAGATGGAGAAAGAATCACCAATATAATGCTGGTTGAGTTCTTTGATATGCCTAGAACTAAGAAGTCGGTTAAATACATAGGAGAACTCAAACAAGATATCTTATATTGGGAAGAGAAAGCTAAAGAAGAACTTCACTACTAAACACAAAAGAAAAGGGGCGTTTCCCAACGTCCCTCTCCTATAATCCATAAATTAAAAGTTCTTTGTCAACAATATAAGTAGTTAAGACATAATATTATAGTTTTATAATGTATGCCAGTACGTAGTAAGGTGGCCTATTTTCGTGAGGTTGACCTCCACCTGCAGCCCTGGTATCATGGTCCCATAGGCATACATAAGAATTATCTCTATCAGTTTTATTACTACCAGAAAGGTTATTACCAATCCATTGAGTACCATTAGCTCCCACCAAATCTGAATGAGCCTCGATAAAGTAAGCATCTGCGAAATTGTGAACGTGAGATGGAATCTCTTGAGTTGAAAGAGTTACTTTTTCTTGGCCACCCGTATTACCAATCAAATTGTAATCCTCATTACCTGATGACCAGCCAACAATAAACTTACCCGATAAGTCTGGTGTCTGTAAGTCTTCTACAATCTGACCATTACATAAAGCCCAACCTTCTGGTACAGAAACTCCATTCCACATGGCAATTAGTCCTCTTGGTATATTAGCTCCTGCCATACCACCAAGCTTTTCATCAATGTAAGCCTTGATATCAAAGTTTGGGAATCCTTGCAATAGTCGTAAGAGAGTTTCTATATTGGCTTGTTGCATTCCATGGATAGCAGTATTATATTCTACTGGTTGGGGAAACTTTCCTGCATAAGGAACAATAGAATATTTCTCTACTGAGTTATCCATTGAATTAGTACCTTGCCCATATATACCAATTAATACCATTGAGGATTTGTCTACCAAACCTTGAGATACTGAAGCCATAGCTCTATTCACTAGAGACTCATATGATAATTCATTATCTTCTAATACATTTGTTTTTGACAGGTTTCTAGAATCCTTGGGTGTTGGGTATAATGGGTCTACTGATTTCTTGTACAGAGAATAGAACGAATTAGATTCATTCCAGAAAGCTCTGAACTGTACTGGGTTCTGTACAGGCTCTTCCAAAGGTGTATGGTAAGCAAATACAATCACATCCTCATTAGAACCCTTTGAGCCTTCAATATTAGGTATACTAATATTAGCACTATCAGAAATATAGATTGTACCATCCCTTGCTATACAACCAAAATTTGTATCTGGTCCTTCACCAGAATCTGCAGCTTTAGTCATATACCTTGAAAGGATTCTATCCTTTATTGCTTGATATGCAGGAGAAGTAGGTTCTCCATTAGGCAAGAGAGTGATTGCATTATTTACAATCGTTGCAGAACCAAATCCACAAAATGGACCAATGCCTGCAGGAGCAGCTATTGCTTCAGCTGCATCCTTAGACTTTATTACACCTTCATAATCAAAATAGGTTTTCATAATGTATCTTCGTTATTGTTATTACTCTTATATTCTTTTGATTGGTTTTTCATATCTTGGAAAGCTTCTCCCACGTCCTTAAACTTGAAGGTTAATAATTTCCAAAAGATGGACCAGATACTATACTTCTTCTTTATACCATGTAAAGTACATATGTGACCATAAATACTATCTATTTCGAAACAATAGCATAATACCATTATCGTTATAGATACTGTTATCGGATTTAATCCGTAAGGTTCACCAATGGCTTTACCTATTACGGCACCAAGTAAAATGTAACACAGATAATCAATGATTTTATTAAGAGTTCTTCTCCCGGCTCTAGATTTTCTTATTTCTATGCCCTGTACCCTACTTGCAGATACTCCAAACCAGAAGTCTGCAATAATTAATACAAAGGCTAATAAAATCATCCACCTTAAATCAAAGACAATGGCATAACATTCAGAAGTGAATCCAATGATACCAGTTTTAAATAGTGTGTTAAAAGAGCTGCTTTCCATTTTTGTTATTCTATTTTAAGTGACCATTCTGTTCCTTCCGGAACTAATATATTAATACCTTGTTCCGAAATATCATTGGATTCCCAAGTAAGTTCTGTCTTATCAACCACATCTAGTAGGTTTACTATAAAGACTGCCTTAACCGAAGGATTAGCTTTCACATAGAAAGTATGTTTACCTGGTAAGTTAGTAAAGAATTGATAAGGGCTTGGATGAACTACATCGGGAGCTGTCTCATATACAATATCTGAAACTTCTCCTGTATCCGAAGTACAGGTTACAACTGTAGATACCTCTTGTACATCCTTACTTAGTTCTGCACTTACAGGATTACAAGTTAAAGTATATTTAGGTATAACCTCTCTAATTGTAAGGTTTACTACTGAGCCTTGATAATAGAATTCGTAACTATCGGCTTTATCAAAAGTAATAAGCGTATTCGAATTATATTTCTCAGATGAACCTTCCAAATCTATATTGGTTATTACACTACCACCATCTCCCCAACGTAAATAGAATTGGCAATTCTTGGATTTGGTTAATTGATAACCTGCCTTAATATACTTCCCTGTATCTGCTGCTGATTCCGAGTAAGGTTGTAATTCATACCAATTATCGTCGGTTTCATCTACAGGCTCTAACCATAAGTAAGACTGAGGAGCAGGTACATATTCTAATACCTCTACTTCTACTGACTTACTAACATCTCCTACAGATTCAAATTTATAATCTCCAGCCTCATTAAATGAGTATTCTGTATTTCTACCATAGTAATAATCTGGACCTACTACATAACGATTAGTTAATTCAGTAGTACCCAGTTTTACCCATGTACCTTGAGTATTCTTTTTGTAGATATTTACTTCAGTATCAAAGTAACTACCTAAACCGGCACTTTCAAAAGTAGAATAATAGATTCCCGATGTAATCCAAAGATTAACTGATGCAGAACCTTGAGCATTTAGGTTTAATCGTTTATTAGATACACCTATATTATATGTAATGGTATATCCCAACCTATAAGCTACTACCGTACCATAATTACTGGTATTACCTGAATCATCCTTTGTACACCTGAATTGGAATGTACCAGTAGAGGTAGGTGCCCATCTTTGACCATTACGAACCAATATACCTGGGTCTGAAGTACATACAGCAATGAGTTGGCTTGTATCTTCATTTGGGTCTGAAGAGCGTATGGTTATTAAAGACTTCTCACCGTTAGTGAGATTAATGTTTCTTGGTTCACAGAGTACAGTATAGTTAGTAGCAATTGCTGTTACAATTAAAGTAACTTTCTTTGCAGGAAAATCTGCAATAACCCATTCATAGGTACCTGCAGAAGTTATCTCCCAAACAGAGCCAGAAGCTTTAGTTTCATAAGTATTAAGTAACTGTACAGATACAGGTTTAATATTGCCCTGATAATTCATGTTAGCAGTTACCCTTACCTTGATTACGGGATTAGTACCGGTAATTACCAAATTATCTGGGTCTGTACCTCCTTCTACCAAGTCTGCATAAATATGATAAGACTTGGTATAATACTCTAAACCTATATCTACATAGGTAGTTACTGAAGTATCTCCTACACTTCGAAAATAATATCTCTGGTCACCTTTTCTTGCATAGAATATAGAGCCACTTTCGTATTTCTTTGAACTCCATTTATTCTCTGCTGAGTCATATCCAGTTACCTGATATCTTAAATCGGCATCATCGTAATCAGAAGTAACGGTTACTCTAATGGGTACTTCTGTTATATGTCCTGTTACAATCTTTGCAGGACTGATAAGAGGTTCAGCTACAATTTTATAATTGTAAGCCAAATCAAATCCATAAGCAATCTTCCCAGATACATTGTATGGTAAGAATCTATCGAATAACTTATCAATTGATTGTTTGAAAGCTTTGAACTCTGGAGTGGGGGAAGTAAACCCATGACCGCTTATGGAAATACCTACCTCTATACATTGAGCACAACCATAAATCTTATCATAGTTGTACTTATCATATTGAGAATAATCGGTATCATATAAGGGGTCTACCTTTTCCCATTTATCCATTGTTCCATCTGTGGGGTCTGTAATTGTACAAGTTAACCCATACATATTAAAAAGGATTTCGAAGAATTTCCTTGAGCCACGAATCTTAAGTAATGAGATTGAATACTTTAAGATAGTTCGAATCTGTTCATCACTTAAGTTGGGAACTCCCTTGTGTTCTCCGGTTCTAGCAAATGGTAATGCTCCCAAGAACTCCCAGAGGTAATTTAAATACCTCTGCTGAGTTTTATCGATATCGATTATATCTAGAATATTATCAATATCTTTAGTTATATCTTCTTGGAAATAGTTACCACAAATTTCTAGAAATCTTTCTAATATGCCCTTACCGTCGACTTTATAAGTATCTTGCTCTTTAAATTCGAAAGGTAAGAAATCAATTAGGTTTTTAAGATTTGTCATACGATTTCATTTACTTTAAGTGTTAACTGACTTGAGTCTTCGAATACCGGAATATTATAACCTGGGTCTGTATAATCCTTGTTAGGTTCTGCAATGGTTATGGTATATCTAAATCCGGATTGATAACCATTGTTCTGGATATCCAAGGCAAATACAAATCCATTTATAGTATCTCTAATCTGTGTAGTCTTACCCACTTGGCCATCATAAGAAAAGCCTCCCTTAACTGAACGTACTGTAAACTGAGTACCTGAAGAGAAAGAGATAAAGTAAGACATACTACCATTAGCCTCGTCTAATTGGAATTGACCAAGGATTAATTCCTTGTTACCATATACGGTAGTAGGCCATGGTTTAGTATAGAACTTCTTCAAGTGTAAATAATCTACTGATTCAAGATTATCTATGAGTGCATAGATATCAGAGATTCTTACGCTGCCACCAATGTCTGAGTTCTCCGGAGAATAAGCATTAAATAATGCACTAAGAATCTGTGATTGTATTTCTGAAGTTTTATAAGACTTCTTCCCAGTAACTTCTACATCCAAGATGATGTTTACCTTACCTGCAGACTTAACTGTTAACCAAGTAGTAAGAGGTGAATTCTGATGTAATACATCATATACCTTTTGAATAAGATTAGAGTCAGCAGTAGCACCATTATCTGGAGATATATAAACGATTAGTTTTCTACCACATTCATATTCTGCTTTTGCTTTACTAACTCCATCAACCAATTTGGCTAAGTCTATGAAATCCTGTTTAGTAATCGCTACTCCCATAGTCTTTACACTCAGAGGTATATGTTCCTTGAGCATATTGAAATTTTCGTATGATGAACCTCCACCAGCAGCATAGGTATTAGATACTGTAGCATCCGTTACTGATGAAGATATAACCGAAGGTACAGAAGTAATCATACCCGATTTTACATTACCATTGATACCCGTGGTAAGGTAGAACTTAACCTCAGATATCTTAGCATTAGCTGCAGGCTTCTGTCCATATTTACCATCACCAAATAATATATAAGGGTTTAAAGCTTCATCCATAGTAACCATGAAATGTTTATCAGTAGGTTTTGAATAAGCAAAGGTATTTACCAATACCCAAGATTCTCCACCAATCTTCATACTCATAGTTCCATGTTCGTAGTACTTACCATTAGGTAATGTACCCAGGGTAATAGTTACCCTTTCATCTGAAGGTATAACCATTCCATTTATCTGGCTTTCTGTATATAATTCGTGTTGTACAACTGGAACTTTACAAGTAGTTACATTAGCATACCAAGTTACGTCTCTAGATGATAACCATTTGTTACCATTAGAGTCTGTGAATAAAGTTCCAGAAGGTATAGTTAACTTAGCACCAATAGAATCTCCAGATACATCTCTGGATACTACTAAATCTACTGATGCTGCAATAGCACCTCTTGCATGATAATCTACCAAAGCACCATGCTTAACTACTGAACTGTATTTACGAGCAGTAGGTAAGAATGACTCCCTTGCCATATTATCAATGTAGTAGTGAAGAACTTCGGCAATTGCCGCAAATAATGAAAGGATAATGATTAAGATATTTCCTTCCGAGTAATCAGTTACGAGTACATTGCCATCCTTGTCTTTAATATTCGTAAGTGATTCTATCAGCTTGGCCTTAATCTGTTGGTAAGACCTCTGATAAGGGTTGAGCCATTTATTAGTGATTCCCATATTAATAAGAGTTTAATGAATTTTCATTTTTATCATAGGTCAGGTACAGGTACTGACTAGTAGAAGTTTCATTAACTACATAATGAACTTCTATATTTATTTTAGCCCCTTGTCTAGAAACAGTAATACCCTTAAAGGTAATCCTTTGTTCCCATGCACCAATTGAGCTTTTAATAAACTCTTTAATAATAAAACTTAGGGCTTGTGTATTTGGCTCCTCTATACATTCCCATAGGCGATTCCCAAAGTTTTCCTGTCGAAATCGTTGTCCTATTAAATAATACATTATAGAGCTTATATTATTTCTTACCAAAGCCATATCACCATTAACGGGATACCAACCTGTTTCACCGTTTTCGTTTCTCGTAAGTTGAATAGGGAATATCATACCCTTTCCAACAATGTTAGTAAGATAGTTATCCATTAGTGTATACATTTAGTGTCCTCATAATCTTCCTGTTTGAAAGTAGAGAACGGTTGACTTGCTTGAGTTACGGTAGGACCTGAAGAACCTGGTCCAGTAGTTACACCTGAGTGTACATGAGAATTGAATAAAGCTCTTAGAGTTTCTAGTTCTTTAATGGTGTTATTAAGTTTCTCGGTTAGTTCTTTAATATTAACTACTCCTTGATTCTCTCCATTATTTAAAATTACTGTATCTCCAGAACCTACGCTTACATCACCTTGTGCTTGAATAGAAATGTTTCCTTTAGCAGCAAGGCCTACATCTCCATTTATATAAACAGTTAGCTTTCCATTATCATCATCAAGTACCATTACATTTCCTTCTGGAGTTATAATACCCATTTTATTAGGACCATCCAAAGGGTCTGGTATTTGTTGTAAACCCCAACCATGGTATTCCCATAGGGGTTTAGTTGGGTCTCCGAATTCGAATGTAACAAATACTATATCTCCAACTTTAGGAGCAAGGTACTTGAACCCATTATTGATAGAACCGTGTTGGCCTTTTGCATAAGCCCATGTAATGATTCCACCCATGACTTCTGGACAGCATACTTTAATACGGTTCATATGTTTCTCCGTATCATTATTATCTACCACTATGCCACGGTAGACAGAGTAGTATCTACCTAAACCTTCGATACCCTCTTCTGTTAATAATTTAGCTGTTGAGTACATTATTTCTTGTTGGATTTATATCGTTCATAAGCTTTCATTGCCCAATTAAACTCATCAAAGTTATACCTCTCTTTCATAGAGGGAGTAACCTTTGATTGGTCTGCCTTTATCACATTAGTCTTACCATATACTGCTGTACCATTTGAAGTTACTATTGTACCTTCTGTACGAACAGTACCTGCAGCAAGAGCCTGAGGGTCTTTAGCATTTATCTCATCATAATAGAACTTATTCTGTAAGAACTCTCCTGCACCTTTCTTATCGATAATCTTACCATCTTTCATATACCTTTCTACAAAGTATACTACTTCATTATAGGTAAAGTCATGTACGATATCTGAGGCATTAGAAGTGTTTTTCTTTTTCTTACCGAAATCTGTTTTAGCAGAATCCTTAGCATCATTACTTACAATGTCCTGAGTACTGAGTTGAGTCTTAGATGTAGTCTGTCCATCTCTAGCATTATTCTTAACCAAGTCTAATGTACAAAGATAACCTTGACCAGCATCCATTGAATGTTGTACTGATTTGATATACCAAAAACCTGACCACCTTTTACCTACATTCTCTAATGAAATTACTTGAGAAGATTGTAATGAAGGTCTACCAACTACAGTCATTTGGCATACTAATTTTCTTTCGGATATCTTAAGACCACCGTTAGCATTAGCATTCATTGCCCAGGTTACTTTATCTGCTCCACCATATCTACTGAATAGGTTATGATACAATTTGTAAATGGGTACTAAGAATGGTACCTTCTTCATTCTTCGTATCTTAACCTTAGCTTTAACCTTTCGAGTCATAGTAGGTGTAGTAACCCCATCTCCAGAATATTCTACCTTATAGGTATCTGGGTATACTGTAATATATGGATTCTTTTCCATTGCAGATATACCTCTTTGAGATTGGTCATCTATCATCTTCTTCTCATAAGGATTACTTGAAAAAGTTCGGATATCTACCATGTGAGTTATGGTTCTACCTTCTGGGTCGTATTCCCGAGGGTCTACCCATTCTTCTGCAAGGTATTCCATTTTATACTCTCCAGTAAATAGATATCTTTCATTTTCTAGTAATTGCCTAAGATTACTTTCCAACTCTTTGCCATTCTTAGAGTTCTTCAAGATTTGCTGAATAACCCTTTTCTTATCGTTGGGTAAATTGTTTACAGCGGTATTAATAGCTTCTCTATATTGCTCAGTACTTAAATTATCTAAAGCCTCCTGTTTACCAGCATTGTAAGCTACGTAGGGTTTCTGAGAACCATACTCTTTCATTGCAGCATTATACTTCTGAGCTTTGGCTCCATACCTTTGTTCTGCTTCCATCTCAGCAGCAATATTAGTAGTAGGATGACTACGATAATCTTCGTAAGGTACACTACCATAATTTACTACCATTGTATTATCTACTTGAGCTACAAATGGTTTGAGTAAAGTTACTTCCTCTTTCTCTTTTTCAGGTTCTGTGATATCTGTTGAACCTACAATTAAACCTTTATCTTCTGGGTCTAAGGCTTGAGTTAATTGAGCCTTTACCCTTTTGGTTACTTTCTGAGTAGCGAATGATACTCTAAGTACCTCACCATTTTCTTGTTGGTATATGTAAGTATATTCGGGTTCTTGAGTAAACTTACGATTGTGTATATATATTACACCATCCCTAGAATCAATATACCAAGGACCATTTGCATACCCTTTCATCTTTTGTTCTAATTGAACTAAGATGTTATTCCCTATTAACCCTAAGTCACTATCTATCAGAGACTTTAAATCACTGGGCATAGCTACTTGAGCTACTCCACTAAACCGGTTAGCGTAAAGTATCTTTCCAGTAGTAGTTCGACTTTGTTCTGTCGGGACCTGTAGTGACTCGTAAACTTTATTACTTATTATTTGTTTAGCCATTACTGAAATATTTCTATGATTACGCCTATATCATCATTACAACCATTATCCAAGAAGTTGGATAAACTGTGTTCTGATAAATCCGAATGAGTATAAGGTGGTTGGAATCTTAAATCTCCAACTGTATCTATACACTTAATCGTCACATGAGTACCAGTAGAATCGAATACACAATCCAAATCTCTAACCTTGATACTTCGTACTGGGCTAGAGATAAATTGACCATCTGGATATATGTATCCCCACTGAAGGTAAATAATTGAGCTTTCCTGGAGATCTTCGATATCTACAGTATCGGGGTCTCCAGTATCAAATGTAATGGTAGCTAAGTTCTCTTTCTCCTCATCATACTTGTAGCTCCAATTACTTATATAAGCGCCAAGAGGTATGCCAGTAATGGGATTCATTATAGGCATACCTCCAGAATTGAACAGAGCCATGTAAGGTGTTGCTGTTCCATTATAAAGTATTGGTTGGTTAGGTTTTCTAGTTGCCGCCATACATGGGTATTCTTAAAATTTGATAAGGTTCTAATTCTTGAAAAGGGTTCAAGATATTATTAGCTTCAGCAATCAGGTACCACTTACCAGAGTCACCATAGTAACGATAGGCAATATTCTGTATAGTTTCTCCATCCAATACAGTATGTTGTTTATCGTTATCAGTGTAAGGAACGTTTGGAGGAGTTACCTCTAATGAATAATCTCCCTCATCATACTTAAGAGCAATGGCTCCATCATAGGGACTTGCTCCTGTTAGGTATTGATTTAAGTCTATCATATCTGTATTCCTTTTGTATTCTTTAAATCTTCTTCAGTTACAATATCTTGATAAGATAAGTTATAAGCACTTACCCTTTTGAAGATTAATTCCTGAGTTGCAGCTGCAGGCAATAACTTTAAATCCTCGATTGTACTTGACTTACCTGCTACTCTGGTCCTTGAGGCATTCCTAAAGTTATTCAGAGTATAAGTTGCAGATGTAAGAATGTATTGATGATTATCAAATATACCAGAACTGCCCCATTCGATTTTTAGAATCGGGGGACTTGCCTGATAAGAGTTTGCCTTAGTCCACATTTCCAATAATCGGCATTTAGTAATTACCTCTTTTGGATTATCTGGGTCATTACAGAACCAAGATACATTGAATTGAATTATATCTTCACTACCAGTATAATGGTACATGGGAGTATTACGTCCCATTGATTTAATCGTTGCCCAAGTAGTTTCTCCTCGGAAATCAATTGAAGGTGGTCTGTTCTGAAGAATGATATATTGATAGGGGCTAGCTGTAAGATTATAAATCACTACCTGATTCATGTTTCTTACTTCTGGCATTACCAAGAAGAGTTCTTTATTCTTTGTAACACTCTGACCTTTAGCTGGGTCCATTTCTTCATATCCGAATGGAACTCCACCTTCTACTTGATGTTTTAATTCCATTCGATATTGATTCTGAATCCTTTGGTTTAACTTAGGATTCTTTGAACTAGCTCTTGGTCCAAATGGGTTATTAGGGTCATATACCTTCCCTTTATCTGCAGTATCTTTAGGCAATGTAGAAGTTGCTCTATTGAGATAAATTCTTGCTCTCCAAAGCTTATTCAGAGGACCAGTAAGAACTCCTGCAGAATCTCTGGTGAGGTCATTGTATTTTTCAACAACCCCACCTGCTATTTGATTTAATATTCTTGCCATGATTGTTTAGTTTAATCCTAAAGATATACCAGTAAAATCCTGTTGACCACCAGGAGCAAAGTCTCCAGCTTCGTTTCCATCTACTGATATATTAATTCTTGAATCCTTGAATCCATCTCTGATTGCACCTCTAACTGCATCAATAAATGCTTGTTGGTTTCTGTCTTGAATAGAAGCTTTGGTTTCTTCTGAGTTTAATGCAGCAGTGTTATTATCTACAGAACTTGTAAGACCACCGATTACTTCTATCAATGCAGGGATAGCTATAGAAGCTAGTAGTCCCCAAGGCCCACCTAAGAATCCTAAAAGTCTACCACCAAGTAATCTAGCACCAAATCCCATAGCACCTTTCTTAGCAATCTGTTGGCCTGCAGTTTTAGTTACAGTAGAACCTACTGCTGCTCCAACCCCTGCTCCTGCAAGAGTACTCATTGAAGTAAATCTTCCTCTTGCATCTCTTGCTACTACAGTACCTTTTCGGGTTTTACCTATGGTACCTCCCATTGGTAATGCAAAGAATTTACCTGGAGCCATTTGCATAGCAGTCATTCTCATCATCATTGCTGAGATATTTCTCATGTGACCTTCAAGGATTGAAGCTTGAACATTAGTTCTTACCATACCTTCTGCCATACCATTAGTTTCTGAAGTAGCTAAAGCCTGGAAGGTACTAATCATCTTGATAGTACCCTGAATAAACTTAAATCCCTGATATAGAGTACCTACTACTGCACCAGTTGCAACTACCTTTACCAAGAACTTACCTGCCCAAGTTTCTTGCATACTGTTAATAATTCCCAGGATACGAGAACCAAGTTTTAATACTGGGTTAAATACTTCGGCAAGAGTTGAGCCTGCAGTTACAATAAAGTTCTCCCAGTTTGATTTAAACTGTTTGATAATACCTGCAGGAGTTTGTAATCTTTCTTGAGTTAAATTTTCTACTGTACCACTTGCACCTGCAACCTTATCCATAAGTTCAGTAAGCTTATTAGCTCCAGTCCAGTAATCCTGAAGTAAAGCTGAGGCAGCTCTTGTACCACGAACTCCAAAGATATTAAACAGAGCAGAGGAGATATCTATTCCTCGTTTACCTCTAAGTTTATCTCCCAATATAGATATAATCTTATCTAATCTCAAAAGATTACCCGAGGCATCTACTAGAGTTTTTGGGTCAATACCTAAAGATTTTAGCATCTCACCACCTCCCTTTTTCTGCCCGGTTACGGAAAGTGTTAAATAGCGCATCATGTTTGCTAATGCAGTACCAGCTGATGAAGCTTGGATACCTTGATTACCAAGTACTCCAATGGCTGCAGCTGCATCACCCATACTGATTTTGGCATTTCTAAATTCTGCTCCTGAATATTGGAAAGATTGGGCAAGGTCTGTTAGAGAAATATTTGCAGAGGTTACTGCAGTTGCCAATTGGTCTACTACCTGAGTAGCATTCTGTGAAGGTATATTAAAGGTCTGCATGATGTTAGTCATCAAGTCCGCAACTCCACCTTTCCCTCCAAGAGGCATACTAAAGATAGAAGCCAGTTTAGCTGCAGGGCCAATCATTCTTTCGATTTGCTCTACATTGTTACCAGCCATTGCCAAGTACCTTTCGCCTGATGCAATATCTGCAGCAGTAAGAGGAGTTACCTCATTGACTTCTTTGGCTACTTGCATTAGCCTTGCCTGTTGAGCAGCATTAGCTCCAGACATTTTAGAAGCTAAGAATACTTGGTCGTATACTCCTGCAGAATATTGGTAGGCCCTTGCCATACCTCCAACCAATTCTTTTCCAAACTCAAAAGCATTAGAAGTTGACATTTGAATACCTCGATTCCAGGTATTCATATCGTTCATCATTGTTCTAAATGAGTTCGATATTCTGCCAGCCTCATTAGAGAATCGGTCTCTTAATACCATTGCAACACCGACCTCGACTAAGCTTCTTCTGTCTATCATTTTCTAGTTTTCTTTTTTAAGTTTTCATAATACTCATCGGCTATATCCTTAAATCTTTTCCTTTCTCGATACGGAAGACGCAAAAAGCTGAGATAGTCAATGGCTACCTCAGCTCTACATATATAAGTGAATGTACCTGGGTGGTCTACGCTTCCGTCAGGTAGAAAAAAGTCGGTGAAAGCATTATAGGATATTTATCAATTCTTCCAGGTATACTTGGATGTTCTACATCGGTGTTACCATCGAAGACTGGGTCATATTCAAAGATTGTTTTACGAATCTCTGCAATGTCTCTTACTGAAAATAAATGGAAGCTTTCTACCTTTTCCCATTTACCATCAATCTGAAGATGTAAGTTCCTTGCAATCAATGCTGCATTACGAGTCTGTTTTTCTACTGGCAAAGTAACCAACATCCTTTCTCCTGCACCTGTAAGTAAATCGAATTTAACTACCTTGCCTGAAGAAAGAGTTACTTCATAATCTGTAAGTTTACCTTGTTCAGGGTAATAAGGAATAGCATTTGGTTTCTCTGCCAATTCTTTTTCTGAAGGTAGAGTTCCGTAATTTTCAAAAAGCATTTCGCTTAATGATTGACCATAAACTTGTTTACCGCCTTCTTGGCCCCAATCATATTCGAATTCTACCTCATCGCCTAATGAGAAAATCCTTGATTGGAATAAAATACAGTAACGGTCATTCAAAGGAATACGGTCTGCATCCTCTACTGTTAATCTACGAGTAGGAGTAAAGTCTGTATCTACTACAATTGCCTGAATAAACTTAGTAAGGTTCATAAGGTTTCTTACATCCATTGGATTAGATAAGATATCCTCATCTGCACCATTCTGTTCCCTGATTGAGTATTTATAACCTGCTGGGGTTATGAACTCATGTGTTCTACAATTTAATTCCATGTTAATAAGTTATTTTGGTTATACTTTAGTTCATAGTGTTCGCTGTAACAACAAGAAAGGGGTGAGCCCTTTCTAGGAATCCCACCCCTCCCACCTAAAAATCTTAGTGAAAATAGACTAAGCGTTTTTAATACTTATCTACAGTACCTACTGAGAATTCGATACTTTCGATAGTGTTTTCTGAAGCCATTCTGTCCAGGTCTAATCCTGTAATCTTACATGGCCATACCTCTTCGAAGAGGTGGGTGTTAAGTACGGAAACTCCATCTTCAGCAAGTTCATTTACGATTACATTTTCCCAGTATTGGCTTGGTACCAAACCTCCACCAGCAATCATATCTTGGCATGAATAAAGCCAATCATGAAGCCATGTATCTGAACCTGCAGTAGTTAAAAGTTTACCTACTACTAAGTTACCTACAGTAACTCTACCGGCAGTTTTAACGTCCCGGTTAACGTCTCCATGAGCAACCTGGTCAATCTCTACATCTGGCAAAGTACAAGTTTGGAACAGATAAGTATTGATTGGGTGCTTAGGGAATGTGATACTCCAAAGGAATTTCTTTCTTGGATTCTTTACTTTTGCTCCCATGTTTTCTTAATTTTATTCGTTAACGTCCTGAACAGATACGGACTTGGATGCCTGGTCAATATAGATGCCCATAGTGATTTCTTGCATCGGAACGATATCCTTGAATTTCAGGATTGCTTTGTATTTACCTTGACGAACATCGGCTTCATTGTTAACCGATAAGTCATTGTACGAGTTAGCGTCTTGGTCACCCATCCAGGTGTATTCAGACATGGCATCTTCATCTACCAAGTTATCCAGCATTGGTTTAACTTCTAGATAAATCTTATTCCAAGTGTTCCAGATATTTGGTTCTTCCAAATACTTTTCTAGAATAGGTCTAAGATTCTTTTTGAGATACAGATTCAATCTTACAATTGCAAGGAATCTTTCTGAATCCTGTTTTACCTGAGAAGAAAAACAATGCCACAGCAAAGTTTGTTTACCTTGGTTAGGAACATCTTTGATACAGATTATATTTGCATAATTCTGTGCTAACTCATTGAGTTCCTTAGTTCTTGAAGGAGAACCATAATTTGGGCATACTGGACCATTACCATCATAGATAATGCCCCGATTCATACCAGCAAATGATTTCCAAGGTCCAAACTGAGAAGCAGAAGCATCTCCTAATCCTGCAATGGTACCAAGAACATCTGAATCTACCAAGTTACCGTCGGCATTATAGTATTTAATACCACCACCAAAGTAAGCAACATACTTACTGTTACCTACAGTACCAAGGCAAGTCTGAATCCAAGTGATGATTGATTTCAAGTCTCTTGGTTGGTCACCCTGAGTATAGTGAGTAGTATATTTTGGTACTTCAATGTAGTAGGTATATTCTTGCAGTTCTTTAACCATATCTACTGCAGCCTTGTGTACTTTAAGTACATCAGCGGATGCTTCAAGATGTTGGTCAATGTGTGAACAGAAGATTTGATATACATCTACATAATCCTTAACGAATTCCAGAGAAGCAATCCATTCGTCTGCCGTAGGAGTACTACCGGCACTACCAATTGTACCATTCAATTTTACTCTATCGGCAGTGATAGCAGCACCATTGAGTTTAATATCAATTGGGTTTCTTGTCCCATCTACATCATCAGTTAACCATTTGATGAAGTTGTTCCAAGATTTGATGTTCTCTGTCTTTTCAGTTAATACCGGAACGATATATTCTGAGTTCTTTGCAAATGCACTCAGAGCAAGGTAATCTACAGAAGTATCATTGTTATCATCTGCCGTTTTGTAAGTTACTACTGGACCTTGTTCAAGTACCTGGCCATTAGCACTGATTACCTGATAGTAAACTGTGTTTGCCTGTTTGTAAACATTTACAGAGAAAGTTTCAGCACTACCGATTGGGTCTCCATAACCTTTGGTTACCAAACCAAAACCAACAGCAACTGAACCGGATGTAAACTTGAAAAGAGTAGAAGCAGTTGGTTCTTCGGGAGTTGCAGATGCTACTACTGGAGAACCTTCTTCAGCAACTTTAGGAACAACAGCTTTAGCTTTTGAAGGAGCAGATACTACACCTTTGGTTGCACCCTTACCAAGTACACGAATAACACGAAGCTTAGAACCACCGTTGAAAGCCTTTTCGATGTTTGATACAGAACCATCTGGTACTATCTCAGAACCAAAGACTCTTTGGAATTGAGAAAAAGATTGGATGAGTTCTGAAGGGTCATCATAAGGACCTTTAGTAGTTCTAGCCAATACACATGAAACTCCTAACATAGGAGTAGTTTGAAGAACGTTCTCGTTCTTAAACTCGAAATTTACAGATGGTGAATTAGGCATATTTATACTAATTAAGTTAATTACTCATTTATTTAATACCCTCTAGTATTGAGCTATTTTACGTTAAGGTTAAGTAAGTCAGATTCTTGCTTTTCGATTAGTCCAATCAATACTGAGATGTCTTGAATTGGTACAAGTTCGCCTTCTTCAGCAAGCTTCTCAGGTAATATACCATCCTTACAAGTATACTGATATACTTTTTCAAGTAGACCATGACTCTCATCTGGGTGGTCATAGTAATTACCTATTTCGATAAATAGGTTTCCTGTTGGTGCTACCCGACCATCTTCCCATTCTTCTAAGTTATTATAATAAGGTCTTACGTATCCTCGAGAAGGTAATGCTTCATACATAATACTATGAAGTAACCTCATATCGGCTTGAGTATTAGATACCAGGTGAATATCTAGAGTTATATCCTTCGTTTCATAAGGAAATTCAGATGCTTGGTAATTCCCACCTTCTAGCTTATCACCAATGATATATTTGTTAACACCTATATCACCATTATAGAATCCTTGCAGTTCAATGGTAATTCTAGGGCATGTCTTTGCACCCTTAACCTGATTATTACCTATACCAAATATAGGAATGAATTTAGGCATAGCATCTTTATCTGCCTGGAATCTCTTTTCATTCTCCTGTGATAAAGGTAAGTAATCTTCGGGGTTAAGAGTTAAACCTTTCTTAAGTGCTGTTTGTAATAGGCAAATATAAAAGGTTCTTTCTACGATTTCTTCTGTATTTACCATATTATATAAGTTGAATCATTAGCAGGGTATTCATAGTATAAGTACCACCATCACTAAATACGCATTCCCAATTTATGGATGTAGCATTGAAAAAGATACCTGCATCTTTCCTCATATGACAGGTAGCACTAAAACTACCCTGGTAAGTATTAGCTATACTACCATAGTTACTAAACCATGTATAGGTATTAATACCACTACCACCATTGTTTGAACTTTTAGTTTCACCAATTGAAGGTATTTTAAATCCCATAAGCTCCTCTGAAACTTGGGTTCCTTCGATTAGCTTAGCTCTATAACCAGTCATGGTAAAACCTGCTGAACCTTCCCAAGCATTAGGACCTTGGTCTTTAGGTACACTCAGATTAATATTGGGAGGGTCTACACGATATCTATAAGATATTTCTCCAGCTGTCTGAGTTACCGTTACAGTTTTAGTTAAACCACCCACTTGCTTGATAGTTAGAGTTCCACTAAGAAGTTGTTCAGTAGTATTCTTAGAAGTAATGGATACCTCTAGAGTCTTTTCTTCATTATCTGTAAATCTTAGTCCAGCAGTAAATGGTGGTTCTTCTAGGAATTCTGCCGTAACCTCTACATTTTCCCAATCTCCTTGGGGTGTACCATTAATCATTTCTCTACGTTGAGAAGTGATTGCCAAAGTATCAGAGCCACCCTTACCCAATATGTTTATGGCTTCCTTATCTACTTCTAACTTGTATTCGTAGTTAAGGCTGCCTTTCTTTTGAATAAGATTTACAGTCTTAGGTACTCCATTAACTGTAATGGTAAGGATGGCTTTTTTATCTGCTTCTGTATCATTCACTTTTAACGGATGTACCATTACGAGTGCAGGACCAGTACCAGATGTTTTATCTGCTTCAAAATCTGCCATTACTTTGTATATTTTCTAAGTTCTTTTCTTAATTGATTTCGTATCTCTTTCTCTAAAACTACGTTTCCACCTGCTGCCTCGAAAGCAGGTTTCCATAAAGGACGAGGTGGAAGATTACCATCTCTACTACCATACTCCAACATGATAGCAATTTGGTTAAGTGTTTTTCGAGAAGTTCTACCAGAGTATGTTATCTTCCTTAATCCTGGAGGAAGACCAACAAAGGTTCTATCTTTCTGAGTTACCATTGTAACTGACCTTGCATATTGACCAGTAAGGTTTAATAAAGTATGTGCTCCATACTTCTTAAGTGTAGCAGTAGCATGAGGAGGCCAAGAAACTTTGGAACCAGGTGGAGGTAGACCATTATTTAAACTACGTCTTACTATACGAAGAAGTTGATTACCAAACTTCCTAGTACCTAACTCGTACCCGAGTTTCATAATACTTGGAGTCTTGGCAATCAACCTCTCAGCCTGACGTTGTTTAACGGGGTCTACATAAATCTGAATATCACATAGATTATTCGAGAGGTTTATGTTAACCTTTTTGCTTGGCATTGTTATTTTTATTTAATCCCAACTCACTGGCAATCTTCATAAGAATATCTTGTTGCATGGATAACTTCTCTGCTACCTCAGTTTTAAAAGCTTCAAATTCTTCTTGCTTATAAGCTGGAGCTGGTTGTTGTTGAGGAGTTAACATACCTTCAATGGTATGATATATGTTATCGCATTCAGTAACTATTGCCTCATATTTATCTCGGTTATTGAGAATATTTACGGCATTAGTTCTTTGGATATTTACTTCGTTTACGATATTGCGTAAGTCGGTAGTGTAATAAACATTATTATAAATACCCTCTGCTAAATCTGTAGGAAGGTATATAGTCACCGCAGATACAGAGTCTTGAATAGAGATTTCTGTATTTGCTGTAAAGCTTCCATCTGGGCCAGTAGCTCTTGGTTTGCTCTCACCAACTTTTAATACTTTAGCGGTATCAAAGATTGGATACCCAGAACGTCTGTCTCTCTCTAAGGTGTATATGGTATCACCTTTCTGCAATTTAGAAAAAATCAAATCTTCCATGTTCATCTTTTATTAATTAAGTTTAAACCAAATGATACTGCACCTGGATTCCTTTGCATAAAGTCTACCAGGTTTAAGAATTGATAGTATCCAAATTGGTCAATGAGTGACTGTGCTTTTTTAAATTTTTCTGTAGATTCCTATGGATTCTCCCATGCGATGTTAAGATTTAGAGTTGGAAGATTTTAACTCTAATTAAACTGAGGGTTTTACAGAAGGAGATTGATAATATAACCTTACATAAATAGCAGGTAAATTACCTCTTACTGGAGTAAGTACAATCATACCTACATACATACCATTAGTAGGTTTATTATTAGATAATCTGGCTTCCCATTGTAAGGTTAAACTTCCACCATAGGTTGGGTCATAATCTATATTATCTACTGTAACTTTAAAGAGTTCTGATGCCGATGAGCTACCATACTGAAACTCTGATATATTATAATATCTGTCAGTTCCATTCAAGGCTATTGGCAAACCATCATAACTAAATTCCTTTAATGAAGGAGCTGCTGGTAACCACTTCTGACTAGTAGTAATGGGTTGAGCATGGTAAACTACTTGGATATTACTTTTATTGCTACCATGCGCTCCTAAATTTTCTCCTCTACTCAGATTAGGTAAAGAATCACTACCTTCATTAGATCTCCAACCAATACCCATTAACAAGGAGGCAGATCGACTACTGTTATACACATCAAATGCTACTTCTGGTGTATGGGGGGATTCTTGAGTTACGTATAGGTATAACCTTTTATTTGATGGATTACCTGGTTGAGTAAAGGTCCTGGTAGCCTGCCTATCATAATCTTCCTTATTCTCATCTACCAAATAAGCGTAGTCATACGCGTTTTGGGCAGTTTGACCGTTTTCTACTAACCTACCCCAACTTACTGGAGTTGCAGTATCTTCGTCTTCATTAGGTTTTATATACTCTGTATAGGCAACCTGGGATTGATTGCTAGCAAGTAAGTACTCACATTTAGAAATTATGGTTATAGGAGAAATGCTACCTGCACTAGAATCATGACTTACATTCTTTATAGTTACACTTTCAACTTGGTCATACCATTGGAAGGTCCACCTCTTTACAGTTGCTACTGGTTTATGAGTAAGGTACAGATAAGCAGATTTACTTGGGTAATCGGCTATCCTATATTGTACTGTACCCTTTAAATCGAATACCGAACCATTGATAGACTTAGGATATGCCCTTACGGTAGTTATAGTTGGGTCATATGATAACGGTGTATTTGTAACTGTAAAGGAATCTATACCAACTCCACTAAAAATAACTTCGTATTCTGCAGCTTCCTCAGTATCAGATTCTATACCATTAATTACTGGTTTTCTCCAACATTTTAAATCTATAGATTGACCATGACTAGAACCAAACTGAGTACATTCCCAATTCATGGAATATCCCCCTACATCGGGATTACCATTAAAACCAATATAATAATTATAGGATACAGTTGCAGCTGATTGGTTGATATCTACTTGGTCAAGATTACTTGTACCTACTTGTCTAATTGTTACAGTAGCACTTCTAATTGAAGATACTTTATTCTCTAAGCAAGTTACGAATAACTCAGCTTGAGTCTGGTCATTACTGTTTTTGGTAACTTCTAACCAGGATTCTTCGATTGGGTCAATGGTTACTTCTACAAATTCTTTAGTTGAAGTTTGTGTACCATTGATTACCTTCGTTCTGTAAGAATTAACTACAATAGTATCGGGGTCTATCATCTTAGCTGGTACATTCAGTACCTTGGATGAAGGCTGAAATATATTAAAGGTATAATTCCAAGTAATACTTGCAGCTTGTTGTTCAACTGTCAAAGTTATCGAAGTATCACTACTACCAGTTTGAAATATAACGATATCTGCACTTCTTTGACTAGTAGTTGTATTCTCATCTACGGTTACTATGAGTGTATTAGATTGCTCTTCTACATGAATCCAACTTGGAGAACCCGGTATAGACGTAGTCCAAGTAGTATCTTCACTTTGACTTGTAACAGAACCGTTAACAATCTTATACCTTTTACTACTTATGGTAAAAGAGTAAGTACCACTAGGCTTAGCAGGCACTTGTTGATTTAAATCTTGAGTACCGTTATTTACCTTTAGTTCATAAGACCAAGCAACACTAGCACCTGCTTGAGTAGTTGCCATATCTAATTCCTTGCTACCATAGGTTAAAGTAAGACTTGCTCTACGAGAAGATTCAGAAGTATTCTCCGATAGAGTAATTCCTATATTATAACCATCTCCGGAAGCTTTGGTAATTTCTACATTAGTAATGTACGAAGATTTGGATTTTAGAGTTGGTGTAACATTATGCCAAGTAGAATCCTTACCATTAATTACATCATAATACCCTGACTTAACTATACCAAAAATACTTCCTCCTACAGCAGGTGAATCACCAAAATTATCTACTACCTCAAGTACGTCCCTTGTAGATACAGTACCTGCGGCCTGACTACAAGTAATGGTTACGGTTTTGCCTGAACCTACCTGCTCATATACTACAGTACCAGTCCTTGCCTGGGTTGTGGTATTCTCTTTCATGGTAATAGCCACAGCAGCAGTAGCACTTTGTATTTCAGCAGAAGTAGATTTAACTTGGATATTAACACCTTCATGTGAACCTTCTACTAAAGAACCATTAATATATTTTTCACGATAACTACTAATTGTCCCAGATTTAGTTGTACCAAGGGCATCAAAGTTTAACGTTGGAGTAGAAGTAGTTAATGTATATCTCCATTCTACTAAATATGCACTTTGAGTTACCGTAACTTCTTTATAGACGGTATCCATAGTTGCCCTTACTACTACGCTTCTTTGATTTGCAGTTTTATTTTCTGCTACCGTCAAAGTAGTACCAGATAAACTAAATCCGGTTACTGCAGTAGGTATACTAAGTGTAGGAGTACCAGTTGCATTTGCTGCAGCACTTGTTGCTCCTGAAGACCAATGATTAGTTCTACTTGCCCTTGCACTTGCAGAGATTTGTGATGTACCACCTTGTTCGGTAAAGGTACTTGGGTTTGCAGAAATGGAAACTACCCATGTACCTTGACTAATATTGGTAATCTTATTCTCTGCCTGATATATATCGATTGAGGCACTACCAGATTTACCATTAAGAGTAACGGTTAATGTACGGCTTCCCAACTTAGTTCTTGCCTTTGCAGTTGTACCAAGATTAGAACCAGAGATATTTTCAGACCATACTACTGAAGCTCCAGAGTTAATGGTACCACCATCATTAGTTTTACCATTCCATCCCCAAAGCTGAGTATAAGTATAAGTGGGTGTAGCTGCAGTTCCTCCAGATGCAGGTATATCTGCAATGGTTCCTAAATACACTGTAGGTGTACCATAGGTTTTAACACCAGCTGCCTGAGTAAATGTGGCAACTATCTTTTTATTAGATTCGGCTTGGGTAAAGGTAATAGATTCAGAACGAGTGGATAGTGACTTGTTTTCTGAAAATACCCATTTTGAGTCTACATTACTTACCCATGAAGGTAAATTACTCCTATCAAAGTTTACGGTTATGGCTGAACCATAGACTTTACCATTTCTATATTCTTGCTTATATGAGGTAATATCAAAAGTCAAATCACTTACACCTCCAAGCGCATCAGAAGTAATTTGAGTAGTCTGACTGCTAAACACATACTCGAAGGTTTGAGTTGCAGCTACCTGATTACAAGTAATGGTTAATTGTTTACCAGAATCTTGCTGAGTTAAAGTATGAGCAAAAGTTCTTGCTGAAAGGTTAGTGTTTTCTGAAGCTCTATACCCTAAATCAGCAGTAAAGGTAAGCCAATCAGGTAATGCAGGATAGGAATAATTTACCCTCTCTATAGTACCTGTAGCTACTCCATCCAATATTTTCTCCCGGGTAGATGCTACATTTGCACTAGAGGGTGTTGGTACTCCTCCCAAAGCAGTAAAGGATAATGTTGGATGCTCAACCGTAAATACATATTTATAGGTTACCCTGTGTATATCTTCAAGCTTTACAGTTTCATTATTGCCATAGGAACTAGCATTGGAGATTTCCAAGCCTACGTAATTTTCTCCCGTTCCTGTAGGAGAGAGTGCTAACAATTCAGCCTTGGTAGGGCATTCATTTGAATCCTTACCAAGGCCTACTTTAGTTTTGACAGCACTCCATGTTGCTATCTCACCCATATTAATCTAAGTTTGTGAACAAAAGTTTTTCTCTTAATTCATCAATCTCGGCTTTCAGAAGTTTGATACCTTCGATTGCCAATACTGACATCTTAGAATAATCTACCTCTTTAACCAGGATATAGGTTTCTCCATCTTTTTCTACCTTTTCGAAGGCTTCTGGATTAGGAACTGTTTCAGGTTTAACCGTATTCTCAGAAACTAATTCTGGGAAATATTTTTCGATTGTCTGAGCAATTGTACCTATATCATGATTACCTCGAATCATAAATGAATCCGTAGGTATAGAGCAGATTTCATCGATAGTATGTTCCAATGGTTTAATGAAAGTCTTAAGCCTTTCGTCAGATTCTTTCCATAAACCAGAAGGAGCAGATACCTTCTTAAAGATAATCTCAGCAGTAGTACCCAACCCCAACTGGTCTCTTGTTACTCCATGAGGATTACTCATGTTCTGCATGTGAGTAGTAAGATTGGTTTGAGCGTTGGTACCTGCAGCCTTGGCATCTGCAATAGCCGTAGCTTGAGCAGTAGATACAGGTTTATCTGCATCCGATGTATTGTTAACATTAGCCAATCCTACTTGAGCTTTGGTTACTCCATGAGGATTAGATTTGTTAGCAATATGCAAATCTACCTTTTCATTTACATCAATATCTGCCTGAGCTCTAGTTGCAGCTTCATCAGTGATTAATTTCTCTACTCGAGTAATCTCTCCCTTACGGTCATTAACTTCTTTAGTGATATTACCTTGAAGAGTAGCATCTGCTGTTTCCAGTTCTGTCTTAGCATCAGCAATAGCTTTTTCCAGAGTAGTCTTCAGAGTAGCATCTGCATTGGTACGGTCTGTAACTTCCTTAGTGATACTTGCCTGGAGTGCATCTTTAGCAACTTTAATAGCAGCATCTCTATCCAATACCTCTTGAGCAATATCATCAGCCAATTCTCCCCTGATTGCCTCATCGGCAGCCGTTCTTGCAGCAACCTCATCTGAGATTTGTTTTGGTAAGGTAGTATCAAGTTTTACCTTATCTGCGGCAGTCATAACACCGGCCTTAGTAGTAGTAACTGCTGGTATACTAATAGAAGAAGATGGATTAGCCTTATAGATATTACCATTACCTTTAGAAGCTGAATCGTAAAGTAAGTTTACATTATTACCATTAGCCTCAAATCTAGCCAATGATGATACAGAATTTATTGGTAACCCGTTAGCTACGGCCTCAAGAGCTTTACCTTTAGCACCATCAAAGGCAGTACCAGTGATTTCACCGATAATTAATCCACCAGAAACGATCTGTACCCAAGTAGTACCTGACCAACGGAATTGATATCCGGGATGGTCTGGGGTAATATCATTATAAGATTTACCAGCTTCACCAACTACTGCGGTAGTATGGTTTTCATCTGTATACAGTTTGATGTTAGTTACCTCATTAGTATCTGATACATCATATGTAGCATATACATCAATTACATCATCTACATAAGAAGGTAGTTGACCTGCAGGTACTTTACCGTTTTCATCCAGAGATGCTAAGCCATTAGCCTGAGCTTTAGTTGCCTTGAAAGCATTCAGAGCAGCCAATACATCATTGATATCCTCAGTGAGTTCCGTTTTCAGAGCGGTATCAGCTGCAGTTCTATCGGATATCTCCTTATCAATCTTAGTATTTAGAGTATTATCGGCTGTTGTACGGTCTGATACCTCTTTATTGATTGCTGCCGTGAGTTCTTCTTTCAGAGCCGTGTCTGCAGCTTTACGGTCTGATACCTCTTTATTGATTGCCGTAGTAAGCTTAGTATCCAAAGCTTCGTCGGCAGCAATACGAGCAGTCTCCTCAGCAGTGATATTATCCTGAAGTTCGGATTTAGCAGTATTGATATTACCGTTAAGTTCATTCTTTAATGCTGTATCGGCTGCAGTTCTGTCCTGAACTTCTTTATCTATTTTAGCTTCAATACGAGCTAACTCAGCACCATCATCATCCGAAGAAGACTTAATCTGATTATCCAACTCTTTAACTGCTGCTATAAGATTCTCTGAACCAGCCAGATAATTGGTATCATCAAGTCCGGGTAATCCCAAATTATCGGTAAGACCAACAGCTGTTTTTACTTTGTTAATCTTAGTATCGGTTTCTGACTTGTCTACATTGATACGTTTTTGAACTTTACCGAAAGCCTGAGATGTAGTATCTGTAGCCTTGATTGCCAAGTCTGCAACGGTAGTACCCTCATTTTCAGAATAACCGTCCAATTTAATATCTGTACCATTAAGTACTGGGTTTGAATCCAAACGATGAGTATTAATGGTATGTGCATTGGTTGCATCGATATTATCTTGTAAGGTTTTATCAGCAGCAATACGAGCAGTCTCCTCAGCAGTGATGTTCGTTTGTAACTGAGTATCAGCAGCTTCCCTTGCATCTTCCTCATCATCAATACGAGTACCAAGAGCATTATCGGCATTTGTACGGTCTTGGATTTCTTTATCGATTCTTGCACCCAATGCAGTATCTGCTTCAGTACGAGCAGTTTCTTCTGCATCGATATTATCTTGTAAGGTTTTATCAGCAGCTTTTCTTTCAGCAATCTCGGTATCAATACGAACTCCAAGGGCAGCATCAGCAGCAGTTCTTGCAGCTTCTTCTGCATCCAGGGCATCTTGGAGAGCCTTATCAGCAGCTTTTCTTTCTTCTGCTTCAGTTGCTAAATCGGTAGAGTTCTTATCAATCTTGGCTTCTAATCGAATATCTTCTGCCTTACGAGCAGCAATTTCGGTTTCAAGTAAAGCCTTAACTTCTAAGTAAGAGCCAGAGATATTATTCTGAATACCTTGGATTAATTCCAAGTTTCTCTGAATATTAGCCGAGTTCTGATTGATAAGAGCATCCTGGTTATTTGCCCTTGCCAATAGTTCAGTACGAGTTTCAGTAACATAAGTTCTTAAATCCTCTACTGTCTTGGTCAAGGTAGTACTCAAAGTAGTAAGCTTAGTATCCAAAGCTTCATCGCCTTCAACTCGTTTTTCGGTTTCTGTCTCAATCTTCGTAGTTAACTCATTTAACTTCTGAGTCATAGTTGTTGCAAAGTTGGGGTCATCACCGAGAGCCTTGGCAATTTCCTCAAGTGTATCCAATACACCAGGAGCAGAACCAATGATTTTCTGGATTGCAGCTTCTACCTCTGCTTCTGTTTGGAATCCTGAATCATTCAGAAGTTCAGAAACTTTTGTGATATAGTTAGCATGCTCAGCTATACCATTTAATTTCATCAGAAGGATATCGGTAAAGTCATTTGAAGAGAGTACTTTACCATCTACCTTATCTACCTTCTTAGATTCAATTGCCTGGATAGCCGTTGTACGGTCTGATATTTCCTGAGCAATCTTATTCTCTAATAGGGTATCTGCATTCTTACGGTCAGCAACTTCTTTGTCGATATTTACCTGAAGAGCGGTATCTCCAGCTAAACGAGTATTGGCTTCATCGGATATATCCTTAGTTAAACCGTTTACTTCGTCTTTATGATTTGCTATTGCAGTGTCCAAATTGGCCTGTATAGCATTCTCTCTAGCGGTTGCCCGGTCTTTCTCAGTAGTAATTGCTACTGTATTAGCATCTACCTTTGCTTTGATTTCATTTAAACCTGCAGTAGAACCGGTTTCCAAAGAATCAATTCTATCGCTTAAAGTTTTATCAGCAGCTTCCCGGTCTTTAACTTCTTGAGTAACCTTACCTTCTACTCGAGTAATTTCTGAAGAAGTCTGTTGGCTTAAGTTAGATATCTGACCTTCAATTTTAGTTTCAAGGGCAGTATCTGCAGACTTACGGTCTCCAACTTCCTTATCCAAATTTACTTGAAGGATTTGGTCTGCTGCCTTACGTTCTGCTGTTTCTGTTCCCAGAGCAATATTAGTTGTATCAATACGAGAACTTAAATTGCTATCGCCATTAGTACGGTCCACAATTTCCTCGTTAACCATATCCTTAACTTCCTTGTAGTTATCGGCAATGGTTTTATTCATGGCAGTAATTGCCTCAGAGTTCTTTGTGATATTTGCTTGGTTAGTAGCAATTGCCATAGTATTGGCATTTACCTGAGCAGTTAACTCATTCTTAACCGTATTGATAGCATCCTGGATTGATAAAGCCAAATCCGAAACTCGCTGAGTAAGAGCAGCAATATTATCGGTATGGGTTTTATCGGCATCCTTTCTATCGGAGGCTTCTTTATCAATATTTGCTTGCAGGGTAGCATCTGCATCTTTACGGTCTTGAATTTCTTTTGCCAAGTTATCCTTAACTACCTGAAGAGCAGTGTTCCCTGTTTCAGAAGAATTATCTACATACTCCTTAAGTTCTTCCTTAAGAGCAGCATCAGCTTCCTTACGTTCTACAACTTCTTTATCGATATTGGCTTGTAATGCTGTATCGGCTGCAGTACGGTCTTCTATTTCTTGGTTTACCTTTTCGGTAATTGCTGCCAACTTCTTTGTGATAGTTGAAGCAAAATTAGGGTCATCTCCTAATGCTTTAGCAATCTCTTCCAGAGTATCAAGTACTTCTGGTGCAGAACCAATAATCTTTTCGATAGCTGCCTCTACTTCGGCTTCTGTTTGATAACCAGCATCATTTGCCAATTGAGATACAAGGGTAATGTAATTAGCATGTTCCTCGATTCCATTCAACTTAGCAAGTAAGAGGTCAGTAAAATCATTCTTAGTTAAAGAATAACCTTCTCTCTTGTCTACCTTCTTGGAATTGAGGTCTGCATCTGCTGCAATACGAGCTTCCTTCTCGGCTTCAAGAGCAGCTAATACATCGGTCTTATCTCCATCTACCTTTTCTCCCAAAGCAGATATCTTCTGGTCTAGGATTTGGTCCTGAGCAGTACGAGTTGCAGCTTCAGAATTAATATTAGTCTGAAGAACTTGGTCTGCCGATGTACGAGCTTGAGCCTCCTTATCGATATTTACCTGGAGGGTATTATCTGCATTGGTACGGTCAGCTACCTCTTTGGTAATTGAATTCTGAAGAGTTTCTTCTGCAGCCTTACGATTGGTTATCTCATCAGAGATTTTGCTTTCTAAAGCAGCATCTCCAGTTTGACGATTAGTGATTTCTTCAGTGAGTTTCAACTGAATGTTTGCATCTGCATTTGCTCTCAATTGGGCTTCTGCAGCAATGTCTTTTTTGAGCTCTGCCTTATCATTGATATGCAATGTATTCAGTTGGTGAATACTTTCTGATAAAGCATCGTCAGCCGTTTTACGAAGCTCAGCTTCTTTATCTACCAAGTCTTTAGCATATGCCTTAGCTTCTGCCAATGAACCAGTAGTTTCATTTCTGAGGTCTGCAATGTCAGCAGTATTCTTATCGACTTTTGCTTCTATCTTATCTATCTTATTGATAAGGTTAGTAACTGCAGTGTCGATTTTATCATTAAGTAAATCCACTGCCTTAATGAAATTAGAGTTAACCTCACTAATTTGGGTACTCAGTTTCCCTTCCTCCTCCTTAGCTCGGTTAACTTCATCTGTCAGTGCATTACGTAAATCCGTTAATTTGTTGGTAATTGTAGTAGCAAAGTTGGGGTCATTTCCCAATGCTTCTGCCAATTCCTTTAATGTATCAAGTGCATCATCGGCACCATCAATCAAATCACTGATAGCTTGTCTTACCTGTTCTTCAGTTTGGAACTTAGTATCATTCTCCAACTGAGAAAGCTTAGTGATGTAGTTTGCTCTTTCTTCAATGCCCTCCAGTTTCTCTTTGAGTTTATCTGTGAAGTCATTTTTAGATAAGTCGTATCCTTCTCTCTTATCTACCTTATTGGCAATAGAAAGAACGAATGCCCAGAACTCATTAATAGTTCCAGCAAACCCGGCCTTTACGAAGTCATCAAAATAACCTTGTAAAAGTCTTTGGTCAATTTCTTCATTTGTGTAATACTTACTTACGTACATATTGTTATTATTTTAAGGATTGATTACTTGCTTACCACAGAAGAAGTCAGAATTCTTATCTCTGAATGGTTCTCCTTCTTTTCCACAGAAGGCATTCATTGGAATATCTGGATGTTCTGGGTCTGGGTCTCCCCCGTCTTCAATATCACCTCTGATTATTGCATAATCTGGAAGTTGATTGATACGGAATTTTATCACCTGGCCAATACCCGGATGAGGTATTATCTTATCCCAAACTTCTCCAAAGTAATCTTGAAAGCAAGTAACGAACTTACCTCCGGTCATAGACTGGAATGTAGTAACGTCTAAATTACTTTTCTTACTTTCAATATGTACTCCAGATGTACCGTTCAAGACAATCAGGTTACTGTCAAACCAAATACCGTTCCCAGTATTAATTGGTTTCCATCGTAACATTAACATCTTTGCCATATACTTTTCAATTTTATTCTACGAATTGTATTTTGGTATCTCGGTCCCTTTTTAGGATAACCATGAAGACTAATGCTTCATCCTTGGCTTGGGCAACTTGTGTATCTCCCGAAGGTTTATAAGTGATACCATTAATTACAAATCTATCTTCAGACCAGTTAAAATCCCAATAGCCTTCTGGAGTTAAATATCCCAGTTGTTCTATATATGATTTAGTAACCAGTATTGATAAATTCTCATCATCGAGTTCTCCAGTTACTGTTGCCTTATTAATGGGCCAGTTTCTGAAGGCATTGTAATAACATAATGCCTCGATTGGTATATTATAATATTTAGGGATTTCATCTTCTCCATGACTTAGGAGTTGATTTACATTCTTTGCCCAAGTTATAGTTTGCCTACCAGCATCTACATCCAAGAAATCATTTATAATCTTCTTGTATCTATCCCAAGACCGGTTCTTAACCAATCTATGAGGAGTCTTGGTCATCGTTTTCTAATTAAGGTTCTACCATTACGTTTTACTGGAGAGCTGGGGTTTGGCCCATCTATTAATCCAGGTCTTCTTCTGTCTACTACTCTTGGAACTACTACATGACTTGCTTGGTCACAGAATGGTAAGTAGATTTCCAATCGTCCAGCTAACATACAAAGGTTTTTTCTTAACTCGTCTATGATACCACCAGGTTGCATTGCTTGAGAAAATGTTTTCCATAGGGAAGATGTTGCATCGGCAAGTGTATCATAGTACTGTACTTCAGTAGGCCCAGTTGTGATTTGTTTGATTCTATCACCTCGAGCTTGTTCCGGTTTAGAAGAACCATCACCAACTTGTTCTTTGGTTGAAGTAAGTTGACTTAGGTATTCTCCTGTACTTGTTAATAAATTAAGGAGCTTAACATTGAGATAATCCCATGCTGCCAATTCCATAATTAATTGGTTTTCTAGAGCTTCATACATTAACTCATCATTATATTTATCCAGTGGGATAATATGATTTACTAGCGGTTGGATATATAACTGCCATTTAGTTATGTACATTGCTTTCTCTTCTGATGACATACCATCTGAGATTTCTGAAGGAATGTAATAATTAATTAGGTTATATATACTATCGGTTAATGTAGTTTTGGACTCTGTATTTACAATTACGATTTTGGTTGCATTTAAGTTAAGTCCTTCGGAGTTCGTTATGTTCAACGCTACTGTATAGAATCCGGACTTTTCATAAGTATAAGTAGGTTGTTTAACATCATAAACGGACCCCTTATCATCACCAAAGTCCCAGTCAAAAATGGCCTTGGCTGGGACTTTGGTTAATACTCTAAATGAAACTTCCAGACCATTCGCAATAGCTACAAAGTCTAGATTGTCCATGGTATCTTATTTTTTAGATTCTTCGAACTCTTCCAACAGAACCTGAATCAGAGTTTCAACTGTATCACCTTTGTCGGCAACAATTTCGTGACGAGCAGCGATAAGGGTTGCTTCTTCGAGAGTATAGGCTTTGGCAATCTTTTTGATTTCCATGCCTTTTTCGAACTGAGCATTCAGTTTCTTTTCCAACTTATCGATGTCATCATTGGAGTATTTGTCGGTAGCTTTCTTATCAAGAACCAAACGCAGGTGACCTGAATTCAAAGCCATCTGAATCTTTTTAGTTCTGTACTGTCGAGCACTCAATTCTTTTTCTTCTCCTCTACAAATTGTAATACCTGTAGATTGGTCATGGAAGCTGTAAGCTTTAGCACCTACAGTTACTTTATATTTATCCATAATTTTACTAAGTTTTTAGATGTTTAAAATTAGGGGTAGGTCCTCGCAAAACCTACCCCATCAAGAAATGGAATTATTTGTAAAATAAACCAGGTGTAGTATTACTCAAGGTTAACCAAGAGATACGGGTCAATGTTCATAAATTCGGGGAATCCAAATTCTGAGAACTTCTTCTCTGCAGACAGAATCAATGCAGCATCCTGATACATCTTAGAGAAGCCTGTAGTCAGAGTAGCATAGATTGCCTGAGTTTGATTTGATACGATTCTTTCTGATTCAAGCATCAACTGTTTTGCAGTCAGCTTAATCAAGGCAGCAGTTGTATCAATCAACAGCAAGCCTTGGTCGGGTGTACCCGGGTGAATGTAAAAGTTAGCATTCTTAGGTACAGGAGACTTCACATTCAGTGTAGCTTCAGTTGTACCAGAATGACGTTCTTTGAATTCCGGCAAGTTCAGCATTTCAATTGCTTGGTCTTCACCACCAATCATAGTAGTAAAGTTACGTCCCATACGAGCAGCTCTTACCCAGATATGTAGCAAGTCTTTGTAAGTGATACCATTCGTAGTTTCATATACACCGATAACCGGAGCAGATTCTGAACCATCAGGTTTGTTACCATTGATAACAACATCCATTGCCAGAGTATCCATTGCATAACCAAGCTGAACACCGAAGTCACGAAGGTAGATTGCCAATACATCCAGAGATACGTAGTTACGAACTTCATCAGTAAGTTTGAATCCCTTACCAATTTTGAAGAGACTTACTGATTTCTGTCCAAAGCTTACATCTCCCAATGGGATAGTTTCTGCTTCATTAACCTTTGCAGGAGCAGCATCTGACATGTTAATCATCGGCATGATTGCGCTAAGACCACTGATTGACTGGTCAGAAGCAATAATCTCCGGATAGAACGGAGCCTGGCGCATACCAAGAGTGATGGCAGAACGAATGATTTCCGGAACAATCCAACGAACATCTTGCTGAGGCATTGTGAAGATGTTTTCCATTGTGTCGATTTTCGGATTGATATCCAACTTCTCGAACAATTCATCTTGGGTAATACCCCATTTACCAGTGGTAAGTTCACCTAATGTGATGTCCACAGGTTTCTTGTTCTGTGAACCTTGACGGTAAGCATCCAACTGCTGTACCATTTGAGGAAGTTCTTTTGCGAAGTCTTCTCTCTTCAATTTTGAAATATCAACTTTTTCCATGTTTCTTCTTCTCTTATTTAATAAGTACTTGAATTACCTCGTTTGCCTCATCTGCAGGTATGATGGCAATGAAAGGTGTAGCATCTGTTGACTGATTTGCTTTTACAAATCTGTCGTTCAGCAAGTCACCAGAGGGAACTACATATCCTGCTTTTAAGTCAGCAGCATTAGATACCCAGTTACAAATCATGTAACCTTCTACAGCAACAGTTACCTCTACTGGGAATTTGTTCTGTGCCTGGTAAGCAGGATTTACATTGTCGGTTACTGCCACTCCGATATATACCTGAGTAGATTCAGTGTAAGGTTCAATTAAACCGTCTTCTCCAAGAGCTACCGGCATACCTTGCAAAATTGTTTCACCATCTTTTACACAGAAAGCTTGGTGCAATTTGTGTGATTCACTTTTGTAAATCACCGCTCTTGGGGTCTTTTCCCCAAACAGCGTCATTGGCTGGTCTTTGTTTACGATTTTAGTCATAACAGTGATATTTATCGATTATTACTTGAATTTCTTCTTGTACAAGTCTTCAAGGGTTTCCGAAGTAGACTTGGCTTCTGCATTTGAAGTAGTTGCAGGTTTTTCAGTTTTACCCTCATTTTCATTCTCTGCAACAGAAGAAGCACGGCTTACATCGTGAGAACCACAGCTTGCACATACCATTGGGAATTTTTCTTCCAGACGACTCTGATAATCCTTAGTCAAGGAGATAAGAGTAACGATGCCAGTAGTTTCGGCATTCAACATTGTAACAATAGTTTCATCGGCTTTGTCACCCATCAGCTTCTTGTAAGTAGCAACGGCATTTTCACGGAGAGAAGCAATGTGATTCTTTCCTACGGTTGCCATTTCCTTCAAGTTTGCAACTTCTGCATTCAGGTTGGTAATCTGTTCTGTAAGAGAAGATTTCTCTGTAGTAAGATTATCTACCGTTGTCTGAAGACTGTTTTTGGATGATACCAAGCTTTGAATACAAGAAATAACTTCTTCCTGAGTCATTTCTTTGCCTTCTGCCAGAGATAACATATTATCTCCGAAAAGCTTTTCTAAAAATTCTTGCAATTCTTTGTTCATATTTTCTTTATTAGGATTATGATTTTCTTGGGTACCATTATCATTAAAAGAATCTGGAGTATTGTCCTTTTCTTGGAATGAGTTGAAGTCTGTTTTGTAGTCAGTAAAGAAGTACTGTTTGGACTTGTCATCCCGATATTCCTCATAAGAAGACCAGGTTCTTTTTGCAAAGGTTGGATTAATGATTTTACCATCTTCACCAATCTTTTGAGCAAATGAATCAGCTCCATGAGATACCAGGGATGTTTCCATATATCGAACTACCTCAGTAACTATTCTACGAACCATTTCACCTTTAGAGTCATAAGTACCAAGTTTTTGATAGAATTCACCATCTTCCATTCCTGGGTGTGATTTATCCCACTTAAACTGTACTGTTACCGAGTTACTATGAATTGAAGGAGGTTCCATGAGAATACCTCTAGCAATTCTTGGGTTAGCTTTACCATCAATCTTCAAAATACCGTTGATACCTGCAGGTATAGTAAAGCTTCCATCCTTATAAGACTCCTGCCACATTACTTGAGATACAGCTCCAATTGCATTACCAATATTTGTTTCATGGTCGCAATTTACTGTTTGTCCAAGTAACATCTTCATAGAAGCTTTAAGTACTCCATTCTGACCAAAGTCAGTAGGATTCCAGTTCTTAGATACAATCGTTTCAGAAAGTAATCTGAACATAGGTTCAATGAACTCTTCATCCTTTGGAGTAAGTTCTGATTTATCAAGGTTTGGATAATAGGTATTATAATCTATATCTCCTCCCCAAAATCCAAATTGAGCAATGGTATCCGGTGTCGGAGTCTTCCATTTGTAATAATTCTCTGAGAAAGCCTGGGCTCCAACTGATTCTGGGATATACCCAGCCATAATGGTATGACCCTGGCCAATCACCATTGAATCAAGATGCTCTTTGTTTTTCTTAGTAAATTTACTCATCTTGCTTTTGTATTTTGGTCTCCACGAGATGGAGCCGGATTAGTTTTATCTCTTGACCTACGAGCAGATTGGTTTTTATCATCCTGCCTTTGCTTCTTCTTAGTTCCCTCTTGAGGGTCTGAATTACCCTTAGCAAATTGGTCCTCAAGTGAAACTCTTGGTTCGTCTTCATCAGGAGAATCATAACCCATTGCCCAAGCATATTGGTCTTGGCTAATGATACCAGCCTTATATAATAAATCCAGATTTTGGATTTTATACTGAAGACCTTGTTGAACCTTAACTTCGTCGGAGATAGTTGAAGTTCCCCATGATATCTTTATTCCCTTATTATCAAAGCCTGCCAGACGCAGTTCTAGAGAATAAAGAAAATCCAATACATAAGTTACAAGCATTTGGATATTTTTTAACTGGCTGATTAATTTAGACAGCATTATACCCGTTGCTCCCTCTCCCGTTGTTGAACTAACTCCAATAAGGTTTCCATTAACTCCCAAACCATTTGCAACTGATTGCTGATTCATGTTCCAGGGTTTCTCAATATTACCAAGCTCCTTGGTAGTTGAATTGAGTTTAAACTCATGGTCATCAATATAACCCGTTACTATTCCGTCCTTCATGCCATTACGAAGATTTCTTTTCAAATCTCTTAGGGTACGTTCAAGACGGGATTGATAAGCTTGTAAGCTTTCATTAGGATTCTGGTCTGGTTTAGTCATCTTAGCTTCCAAGAATCCTACCATACCAACCATCTCCATTATGTGTTTGAAGTTAACCTTCATATCATGTTGGCCTTTTAATGAATCCAATGCTGCCATAAAAGGAGGAATCCCATAAGGTTCATCAGTATCATTAAACATACCAGCATACACATAAGTTTCTGGGTTTAGTTTGATATAATCTTGGTGCTTTACGAAGTAATTCTTATTCCTCTGGTAAGGAGAATATACTCCATTGTTCTCTCTTTTGAAAACAATGTTCTCGGGTCTAAGGAATAAGACTGTGTCCAAACCATCCAACATATCATTGGGAACTCCTTCAACAGATATAGCTCCACTAACAAGGCATTGTACAATCATCTTATTAACTAGACCATCTATACCCGCAGTATACCTAGACCATTTCTTAGTAGCTTCAGTAAGATGTTTTCTCATCTTATCTGCTTCAGCATCTGAGTTATTTGGGAATGTTACCGTATGACCGGTGTTTGCCAACTTAAACATATCCTGCAAAGCAATGCCCATATCCGGATTTACCTTATATAAATCACGAATCAAAGGGATTACTTCAACACGAAAAGAAGGGTCTACCATTACGGTCATCCCTTTCAGAGTACTGAGTAAAGAGTTATCTTCATCTACTGATACTCTACCAGGAGATATAGCAGCAGCTTTTGGCTTGCTTGGCTCCTTGTTTGATTCAGGAGGTGGGTCTTTCTTTCTACCCCAACTCCAATTAAAATTGAGCTTTTTCATTTCGGTTGTACTATTACGTTAGTTTTTCCTTTTCTTATGTGATTACAGATTGCTTTACCGAATATAGAGTCATCTGCATATACATCCCCTTCTAGGTCTACATCTACTGTAGAATTATTAGCTCTATGCTTACCCATTGCAACTGGCCTACCTAAACCATCATATATGAAGGTATATGCTTCTTGAACAAAGAAAGGGTCTTTAACAGTAATATTATCTTCTCGAATATCCTGTTCAAGTCCCTCTACAATAACAGAACGGTTCTTTTGTGTAGTTAACCATCCTGGAGATTTATCTACCTCAGGTCTAGATTTACCTTTCTTCTTAAGCATTTTCTGATAATAATACAGTTTAGGATAACCTTCAGTTTGAAGAGCAGAAGTTACTGCTAATCCAACATCATTGGATTCTGGAGCAATGGTAGCAAAGTTAAACAAATGCCCTGTATCTCCAAGTAACCTTGCATACTTATCTACTGAAAGTCTACCTTTGAATACTGCTTGTTCTTCTCCCTGTTTGTCCATGCAAGTAAATGCAGAGTAGTCAGAAGACCTACCAGTTGAAACGTCAGCACCAATGAAATATTCCTTATCTGGTGCTGGTTCCAAGAATTGCCGATATTGACCATTAAACCTTTTCTTAATAACCGGATAATCACTAAGACAGTCTTCGATAGCTTTTATGTCAGCTAAGTCGAAGACCGTATTTCCAGATGATAAGAAGTCACCATCAATTTCTTGTGCAGTTCTTTTAGTTCCCAAAGCAGAAGACATTTCATTGTACCAATTGATGTCTCGTTCTGGGTGCATTTGCCAATACAATCGTAGTGGGTTAAATGGGTTTCCACCTGCAATAGCATCAACCCAAGTTGAGTGGTAGAAGTTACCAACTCCATAAGGAGTGGAATTGATGATAGCAGCTCCACCAGTGGAAAGAGTAGGGAAAGCGGCTGCCCAAATCTGGGCTGCCCATCTAACTACTGCTGCTTCATCAATTACCAGTAAGGATAGAGATTCTGAACGACCGGCTTCTGAAGACGTTGGGATAGATTCTATGAATGAGCCATTATCAAACTCTATCATTGATGCAGAACCATATTCTCCAGAACGTCCATTAATAATCGGTGTCTGTAAATACCATGGCAGGTTTTTGTACATGAACTTAATCTTCTTTAGTACCTTCTTTGCTGTTGTGTCCTTGATTGAGATAATGTTAATCTTCTTGTTAGGATGATACATTGCCAACCATAGGCAGTACATAGATATAAGCTCCGTAATACCTGCCTGCCTGAACTTAAGCAGAATATTGAAACGTTCTTTTACGAAGTTATACAGAACCGATTTTTGATACGGGTAAAGTTCAAATCTTACCTTTCCCCTCATAGGGTGTATCACATAAGTGAAAAGGCTAAAGTAAAAAACATCATTACTAACTTTAGCAAGTGTTGCTAGTTCTTCCCTTGTGAGAGCAGATGTGTTAGTTTCTATGTTAATCTTCTTTGCCATAATCAAAAGTTATATGTTACTGAAAACTCTAAGTCAGCTTTTATTCCCGAAAAGAACTTCGGATAATGAAAAGCATTTATACCGAGTTTATAATTGAAATTAGTAGTCTTGATTGAAAGGCCTGTCCCTATGTCTAACATTTGATTAAAGACCCTATATTTACCATAAACGTATGGACTTAGAGTTAGTTTTCTAATTCTTTTTTGAGTTAATTGACCTTCATACCAATTGTACTTATACTTATCTAAGTCCATGTTAAACATTCTCGTTGAATAGGAGTTTGTTTCCTTGTTGAATAAACTTAGGTTCAATTGGTTTTTATCCAAGGTAAATTGGACCAGAGAATCTTCTCTACTAATCCTATTCGAAGTAACCGCTGTTGAATCAGAAGCCTGGGGTTTAGTCGAATTGCTACTGTTTCGATAGAAGTCGTAGAGAAGAATTCTCTGGGGCTGAACCAATTGTGTATATGGTGATTGGGGCTTGAAGTTCTCTTTCAGTTTGATTGTATCAGGAATGCCAATGACCGATGAATCAGGAAGTTGACTGATATACGAATTCAATTTGTAATTCCTGAAGCAAAGGTAAATAGTAAATCCTAGTAATGCTAGAATAGCTACGTTCTTAAGAGTCTTCATGGATGAACTTTTTGATTCGTTTCTTGAGCCAATACTTCTCAATGGGAGATATCCTTGACTTTAAAAGGTAAAACTTAAACTGAAAAGTGTGTTCAGTTTCGATTATCTCAAATCTAAACCGAGGAACTTGTAAGCAAATCTGTTTAACAAAGATTAGGATTGTTGGGAGATTTGCCTTCTTAACTTGGGTCTTGGTATTTATCAATCTCATATCATAAAATTTTTAGGTTTCAGAAGTATATAGTTAACATACTTCTCCAATTAGGTTCGGTACCGAACCTAATTATTCGATGAACGAAGTGAATCGAAGTGTTTCTTTTATCCTAATATACCTAATTTCGTATATCTATAAGTATATAGATATAGAGTATATAAAAAATATAGATATATATACGAAGTATATTATATATCTATATTTTTCAAGGTCTACCAGGAAGTAATATATACTTTAGTATATATTAACATTTTTCAGGCATCTCTTGAACCATATTGAAATTTCGTAGACCGACCCTTTAGCTATGGTATACCTTGCCTTGTTAAGCCAGTAAAGGTAATTGCCTTCATCCATGAAAATCTTGTAGGATTTAGGAAATCCCATAATTGCCTTGAAATCTAAAATCCCAAGAGGGTAACCATCAGGTCGGAACTGTCTATCGGCAGGTCTTAAAGTTAGAGGTGGTTTATCTAACTCTAATCGATACACTCCTGGGAGAGTACTCATCTTAGCAGTCTTTATGGGCCATTTCTTTTCATTCTTGAAGTCACTATTCCACAATAACTGAATCTTTCTAACTGTTAGATTCTTCTTTGCAGGAAGCTTTCGATAATCATACATCGCCAAAGTCTTTTCAATTGGAATGTTATAATTTAATGGATTCTGGTAATCGTTAAGTAGATTTCTAGTAATTGTTGGAGTTTTTACTTGGAATACTTCATTAAAAGCATTCAAGTATTTCTTACCGGTTTTCTTATGCACTCCAATGATGATTAAACGTTTCCTTGATACTTGGGAGTTCCCATAATCAGAAACGGACCTTTCGTGAAAAATAAGTTTATAGTCCTTAAAGGCTTCCTGGAGGTATTTATTGGGTAAGAGAGATAGCAAACGTGGCAAGTTTTCAATAAGAAAAATCTTAGGTTTGTAATAATTGATTCCCTCTATTACTAGATTTAAACTTCGGTTATCTTTGGGTTTACCCAATTCTTTAACTTTTGAAAGCCTCATAATAGACGATGCGCCGCAATCCGGGCTTGATATTATTATATCTACTTTCTCATCAAACTCTTGTAAACAATATCCTTTGTAGAACGGTACATCCTTAAAATTAGCCTTCCATTGCTCTTCTCCAGGAGTATGGAATACTCCTCGAGGTTCTATATTCCCTAATAGGCGCTTCCTAAAAGGGAAGAGCAGACCGCCCTGGCCTGCACTTATCCCTAATACATTCATTTCTTGTAGCTTCTAAGTTTTACATACTTAACCCAGGAATAATGTTTACGTTTTCTGATATACTCCAAGTCATGGTCATTATTACGGGCTTCTTCTTCGAAGCTTACATCATGGTATCTTTCGCTTTGTTTGTTCCACTTAGCAAAGAACATGATGATTAAGTACTCGATTGCATACCATAAGTAGTAGAATATCCACAACATCTCTTGCATTTGTTTGAGATGAATGTGCTCATGGTTGTAATCATAAGTATCAAACTTAGCACCTTTTCTCACAAAGACAATTCCGAATAGGTTCATTGCCTTGTATCCCTTGAAAGGGATGAATTTGTTGTAAATTACCTTCATT